AGGTTATCGGTGTAATTGATATCCCATCGCGACTACTTCGGTATGGTCGATGGGGGATGGACTTTCCTTCATTATGAGTACAGAAACAAAACTAATTGGTGCGGCCATTCGTGTCCGCGACCTATCCTCCCTATTTGAGCGCGGGGTATCCGACTCTTGGTTTTCTAACGAAGATGACAAGCGTGTCTGGACATACCTGCGTACGCACTTTGCCAAGTACGGTGAGTGCCCAAGCGAAGAGGTAATCGCAGCTAACTTCCCTACCTATCGAGTAGCGGAACTAACTGACTCAATTGACTTCCTACTAGATGACTTAGTAGATAAGCGACGCAAGCTTTCTATTAGCAATACGCTACGTCAAGCAGTAGAAGCAATCCAAAACGAAAAAGACCACGAGGCAGCCTTGCTGCTTATGCAGGGTGGTTTAGTAAAGCTTGAAGAAGAGGGCCTGAACAAGACCTCAGATATCAACTTGATTACAACCACAGAATCGCGGTGGGAAGATTACTTATTCCGTAAGAACAACCCTGGTCTACTAGGAGTAGCTACCGGATTCCCTACCATAGATGCTGTAACCAACGGGTTGCAAAAGGGTCAGCTAATTGTAATTGTTGCTACGCCTAAGACAGGTAAGTCAACGCTTGCTTTGCAGATTGCTAATAATATCCACAAGCAAGAGATGTCGCCTATGTTCCAGTCATTTGAGATGACTAACCGAGAACAGCAGAACCGCTATGACTCAATGCGTGCCCTAGTTTCTCACAACCGTTTGATTTCAGGTACATTGACTAAGGACGAAGAAAAGCGATTCCAAGACTCGTTGAACAGTATGGCTGACGACCCTACTAACTTCTGGCTTGTAGATGCTGCTCACGGCATTACCGTGTCCACTATTCAGAGCAAGATTCAAACGCTTAATCCAGATGTCGTATTTATTGACGGTGTGTATTTGATGCTAGATGAGCAGACCGGTGAGTCAAACACCCCACAGGCCTTGACCGGAATTACTCGTTCGCTAAAGCGTCTAGCCCAGCGCACAAACAAGCCAATCGTTATTACTACACAGGCGCTTAACTGGAAGACTAAAAAGGGTAAGGTATCTACTGACTCAATCGGTTACTCATCATCATTCCTGCAGGACGCAGACGTTGTGTTTGGCCTTGAGCGTGAAGATGAAAACGTAGACGATACCAGAACCCTAAAGGTCATGGCTGCTCGTAACAGCGGTAACGTAGAAGCATCCCTAATGTGGGACTGGGCAAGCGGTTTGTTCCGTGAGATGACTAGTGATGACGTATGAGACTAGAGCAGATGGAGACGGTATTACGCCGTCTAGATATTGAACCGGTCAATGCACGCGGCTCAGAGGTACTTGCACTATGCCCAGGCCACAAAGAAATTACTGGCAAGGAAGACCGTAGCCCGTCATGGTGGATTAACTCTGAAACCGGTGCTCACATCTGCTTCTCCTGCGGATTTAAAGGCAACTTATTTTCGTTAATCGCTACCGTGCAAGGCTACAAAGACCCTAACGGTTTTTTAGATTACGCCGATGCTAAAGACTGGCTATACCTATCTTTTGATAATATCCAGCTAGGCGCTCCAGAAGAAGAACAAGAGCAAGAGTCTGTATTCAAAGAAGTTACTAATATCACAGAGTCAAGACTTGCTTTGTTTACGCTACCTCCGGCACACGCGCTATCGGCCCGCGGATTTACATACGAAGCTGCTGAAAAACATCAACTGCTTTGGGATACCGTGCACTCAAACTGGATATCAGTAATTCGTGACCCGCATTCAAATAAATTACTCGGATGGCAGGAGAAAGGGTTTAGTCGCCGTTATTTCCGAAACTACCCGACTGGGGTAGAAAAGTCTACAACGTTATTTGGGCTTAACCGATATTCCGGAGGACGCATGATTGTTGTAGAGTCCCCATTAGACGTAGTAAGATTAGAGTCTGTAGGAATAACTGGAGCAGTATCTACTTATGGCTCTATGATTTCTAATGCTCAGATTGAGTTAATTAAAGAGGCAGATGAAATCTTGTTTGCTTTAGACAATGACGAGTCTGGCATTAATGCATCTAAAAAGATGCTAGAGCAAAACTTTGAGGCTTGGTATTTTAACTATGGCCACACAGATATGAAAGACGTAGGCGCAATGAGCCGTATTGAAATCCTTACCGGATTGGATAACGCTAAGCACTCCGTAAATGGTCTAGGAGCACTGACATGGGGTTCGTAGGAACACTGCTGCCTTATCAGCCAGAGGCCGTTGATAAGATGACCGAGCGCGGCAAGATGCTAGTTGCTTATGACCTAGGACTTGGTAAAACAGTCTTGACTATTGCTGCTATTGAAGGGTTGATGGATAGCGGGGAAATTATTGAACCAGGTTTAATTATCTGCTTGTCTAGCCTTAAATACCAGTGGCAGTCATCCATTACTAAGTTTACTAATGGCTCTAACGCCCTTGTAATTGACGGCACCCAGGACCAGCGTAAACGCCAATATCAAAAGGCGTTAAAGTGGAAAACTTATGGCGTTGACTACATCATTATGAACTACGAACAAGTAGTTAATGACTGGGAGTATGTAAGTAAACTACCACGCGGATTTGTTGTGTTGGACGAAGCAACTGCTATTAAATCATTTAAATCTAAACGTGCTAAGGCAGTTAAAAAGTTAGCCACCTCTAAATACAGGTTTGCGCTTACCGGCACGCCTATTGAAAACGGTAAACCAGAAGAACTATTCAGCATCATGCAGTTTGTGGATGAAAGCGTACTTGGTAGGTTTGACAAGTTTGATATGACGTTTATTGTGCGCAATGCCTGGGGTGGTGTAGAGCGTTATAGAAATCTACCTACTTTGCATGAACGTATGAAAGAAGCCTCTGTACGTAAAGCACAAAGTGACCCAGATGTAGCACCCTTTTTGCCCGCCACTATTCACAAAGACCCTGTGTATGTAATGATGGATAGAAAAACAGCCAATCTTTACAAGCGTATTGCAGATGATTTGCTACTAGACTTGGATAACGCACAAACCTTATTTGGTAGCAACTTCAATGTCTTAGCTCACTACGGATTTGAAAAGTCTTGGGGAGGACCTGCAGACGAACTACGTGGCCAATTGATGTCTAAGATAGGCTGCCTTAAAATGCTGACTTGTTCCCCAGAGCTGCTTCAAATAAGTGCTGAAAAGTTCCGTGCAGGTAACGGACAAGGCTCAGCGTACGCGGCTCAATTAGACGACGAAGAGCTATTAAGTAATTTGCCGAATACAAAACTAGAAGTATTTATTAAATATGTAAAAGACTTCTTAGACCAGGATGAAAAGAATAAATTAGTTGTGTTTTGCTCATATGTCGATATGGTAGATATTATTGCTGACCGCATTGGTAGAGACATAAGCGTTACATACACCGGACAACTAGATGCTAAGACAAAGGAAAAACACAAAAATGCTCTTAATAATGACCCTAATATTCGTGTTTTTATTAGTTCAGATGCTGGTGGCTATGGAGTTGACCTACCATCCGCCAACATGCTTATCAATTATGATTTACCTTGGTCTTCTGGCCTTGCTATTCAGCGTAATGGGCGTATTCGTAGGGCTTCTTCCGCTTGGAAAACTATTGTAATCCAAGACTTCCTAGTTACTAATTCAGTGGAAGTTCGTCAACACGCAGCTCTCCAGCAAAAAAATGCTGTGGCATCTGCGGTTATTGACGGTACCGGAATTAACGAAAGCGGCGGAGTGGACTTGACAATTGGCACACTTCGTGGTTTCCTATTAGATATGTCGGTTTAATATGCCTACATATGAGTATCACTGTGAACACTGTAATAAATCAATTCTATTAATACATGAAATGAATGAACAGCCAAAGCCAGTATGCGAAGATTGCTCAACTCCTTTAAACCGAGTGTTTAAAATAGGAGCAGTTCAGTTTAGAGGCGGGGGCTGGGGAAGAAACTAATGACGTTTGAAGAATGGCTGCAACACGGCCTTACTCAAGGTTGGATTGGACCTAGTGTCTGCCACACTCACGATGGCTTACCTATGAGCGAGGATGAGTACGAAGAGTATGACCGCGGAGACGACCCTTGCGTACATATATTAAGACTTTATGAAAGCCTAGAACACAAGGCTGCCGTAGAAGCAAACCACTCACCAAGCATTTGGCGAGCTACCAATTCCGGCTACGAAATATAAGGAGAAATAATGTTGCCAATTGCTTCTAATGCTTCAGGTTCGCTTTATGCGGTTGATGCAGTCAAGTTCATGAAAGCTTTGCCTTCTAATGCTGTTCAATTGATTTGGACTGATCCGCCTTTTGGAACTAATAATGTTCAGCGTATTGAATCAACTGCTAAACAATACAAGGATTTGACTGTTGATCAGGTTATTGAATTGATGGTTGATGTTGGTAAAGCTGCTTTTGATGCTTTGACTGATACTGGTGTTCTTGCTATTTGTTTAGATTATCGGTCAGTCCATCAGGTTTACTGCGAGATGCTTAAAATTGGTTTTATTCCGCAGAATGAAATTATTTGGACTTTTGGGCTAGGGCGTGGTGCTTCTAAATGGTGGGCGAATAAACATAATACGATTCTGCTTTTCAGTAAAACTTCTAATCCTTTATTTCAAGCAGACTTTGTTCCTTATGTTGAACGCAAATGGCCGAAGAAGGGTTATGAAGGGACTAAGAAGGTTGCTTCAGTTTGGGATATAACTTTGTCTAATACGCATCCTGAGCGTGTTGGTTATCCTAATCAGAAACCTTTGGATTTGATAAAGCCTTTTATTGAAGTGCATACTAAAGCTGGTGATGCTGTTGTTGATCCTTTCGGGGGTTCTGGTTCTACTGCTCATGCAGCTAAGTTACTTGGAAGGCGGTTTGTTACTAATGACGCTAATCCGGTTGCTGTTGATGTGATGTTGAAGCGATTGTTTGATCATGGCAAGAGATAGTTTCAGTTTTACTGTTTTTGGGTTTGAGCCTAGACCGCAAGGCTGAAGTAGAGGCAAACCACGCACCAAGTATCTGGAGAGCAACAAACTCAGGTTATGAAATATAAGGAGAAATAATGGCCAAAGGAAAATCAGCACCAGCACCAGTCACTAAGGCTAGTGATGGCCGTAACAACGGTAAAGCATTTAAGAAGCACCCAAAGATTTTTGACGCAATTAAACGAAAGTTAGTGCGCAAAAAGTAAATAAAAAACCCCCTGCTAAACAGCAGGGGGTTTTTTACTATAAACTATTAAGCTGTAGGAGCCTCTTCTTCTGGGGCGTCTACGTGGTCTGCAAGTTCTGATAGGTCACCAAAATCGCTAAGCTGAGGAGTTTCAGCAGCAGATTCTTCAAGTGCCTTCTTAATCTCAGGGTCATTTGCTGACTGCTTTGCAACAGCTGCGCGGAAACCCTTTTCAATTTCTTCATTAGAAATAGTGGCATCCCAAGCAAGCTGGACACCAAAATAAATGATGATTGATGAGAACACGGTCATAACACCGTTTAGAGCACCCAAGATAGGGCCAATGCCTGATGCAGCACCGGTAGCCATACCTGGAATTGCAGCAAACATAATCACACCAATGGTGCGCTTAATTAGGTTAAAAAGTTGCTTCATTATTTAATCTCCTGTTTGCAGGTAGGGCAAACCTTTGGGTCTGCGTGAACTGGGGCAGCAGCAGGTGCAACAGCAGGCTTAGCAGCCTTCTGCTTTGCAATCTGGCCTTTAATGTATTCGTGAGCGTTGTATACTTTACCGCCAAACACACCTTCTACAGATGTGCTAAGAGTAAAGTGCAAATGACAACCAAAACTCGCTGAGCCGGTGTTACCTGCGTGACCTACTACATCTCCTGACTTCACAACTGTTCCAACCTTAAGTGGCGATGGCTCATTCATGTGGCAGTAACCAAAGTAGTGGTCATTATCTGTTTTTAGTACTACGACGTTGCCGAGTACTGCGCTTTGTGCTAGAGGTCTGTTAAGTACGATTGTTCCATCGTTTACGGCGAGCAAAGGCTCTCCGACTGCGAAACCGTTATAGTCGGTTCCACGGTGACCTGGGGCTTTGTGCCACTGGTCTACTGCGCCAAATAGTGATCCGAGTTTGACCTTCTTTACTGGGAAAATCCAGTTACCCATAGGGATTCCTTTCGAAGGGTTGGAGGGGACATATCTATTGTCCCGTATTTACAGGCATTTTACAGGGGAAAAGAAAAACCCGGGTACCTGCTAATTAGCAAATACCCGGGTTTTTAGCTAAATTATTCAGCTTCTGGAGCGTCTTCCTCAGCTTCTTCAGCCTCTTCAACGTCATCGAAATCTACGAAGTCATCAACTTCTTCAACTTCTACAACATCCAGTTCAGCCTCAAGTTCAGCATCAGTTACTTCTACAGCATCTAGGTTTAGTTCATCCGACATAATGGTATCCTTTGTCTAGGTGGGTGGGGGGACACTTTTATTATGGCTTATTCGTCGCGATTACGCAGCGGGAAAGTAAGAATCCAGATAAGAAGAGTGACACCAATCAACTTACCTACGATATCTCTAGCAGAGCCTTCTAGAAGCACCCAACCAAGGGCTAGACCCAAAAGGGTCCAAGCCTGGTCAAGTAGGTCTCTAAGCAGGGCAACTAGGAATTTTTTTACCTTTTTCATTGTTTTCTCCTATTTGTTCTATTTGAGGATGATGAGCCACCAGAAGCGGTTGCCAGGGCAGCTGTTTGAGCAATTTGCCCAACGACTAGGGTGGTTACTACAAGTGTCTGAGCTTTTTTACGGGCTTTAGGTGAGATATCCGCACCTACGTTACCAATAGCGTTCAATACGTTAGCAATGGCTACAGCAGCTTGACCAACACCAGGAATATTCGCAATACCTGGGTCAACCACAATGTCATCTTGCTCGGCTGCCAAGTAAAGCGCATCCAAAGCTTGCTGGTACTCTGGTGAGCCTTCTGTTGCTGTTTCAAATACAACCAAAGCCGCTTCTTTAAGTTGCGTGGCCTGTTCTGGAGTCAACTGGGTAGGGTCTACTGCCTGTAAATCAACTTGGCCTAAATCAGTAATTACCGCAGGAATATTAGGGTCACCTTGCGGCTCTGGCTGTGGTTCTGGAACAACTGGCGGGACTACGACAGGTGGGTCAGGGACTACCACAGGCGGAACAACTACCGGAGGTTCTGGAATAACTGGCGGCACAACTACAGGTGGGTCAGGTATTACAGGTGGCTGAGGGTCTACCGGCGGGTCAGGAATAACTGGCGGAACTACAACAGGAGGTTCAGTAGGTTGTGGCACAGGGACGACTACTTGGTCAAAGCCTGTGTGAACTACGATTGGGTCAGAGTACTGCGAGTAAACGTGAAGAGTGTCATTGTCAGAACGCACCATAAAAGTAACGTCTGTATCTTCTGGCAAACCACCAATCGTAATATTTTGGTCGGTAGAACTTACCCCCCAACCATCAGCACCTGCGTAAGTCCAAGTTACTGCGTAGTGCTCAATTGGAGTGTCTTCAACAACTGCTCCCCAAACCAAATCAACGTTAGTGCCATCAGCAGTTCCAACTAGACCAACTGGCTGGCTTAGAAAAGGCGGGTTAACAAATACTGGAGCAGAGCCGTCAGTAGTGAAATATTCAGAAGGAACGACATCCCAGTTAGAGCCGTTGTCAGGAGAATACATAAGAGTATCGCTGGCACCACCACCATACTCGTAGAACCAAGCGTCTAGAGCGTAGGTATGACCGCCCTCAATCTTGATGTCTGGATAAACCTGACCCCAGCGACCTTTTAGCACCCAGTCATTAGTAATGATTGGAGTTCCGTCAAGAGATAGCCAGAAACCGTCATCAGCAGGAGCCATAAACGCAAAAGTGCCAGACTTTGGGAAAGTTACAAAACCTGTGTAATGTACCAAAACAAAATCAGGCTGACATCCAGCAACAGCTCCTAAAGCATCAAAGTCGGCATCAATGTTGTCAACGTGAGTCCACGCACCTTCACAAGGGGTGTACGGTTGACGGTCAGGAGTACTTGACCGGTCATAAGTGTAAACCTGGACATTAAGCCCGGATACTGTATCGGCAGACGCTATTGCTGGGAATAGTAGCGGTGTAAAAGCAAGTGGTAGTGTGACGAATAGCGCTGCGAATTTACGCAGACTTCTCATTCTTAGATTCCTCTACATTTTTTAAAGCAACAGTCTGTTGGAAAGCCGCATTGATTTCGTTAAGGGTTAGTTTGCCATCTTCTAGGAAAGCCAAAGCTAGCAATTCTACTACCTTAGCTACAGCCATCACACCACCCATTACGGCACTAAACCAGATAGGAATTTGTATGCCGCTCATAGAGCCTGCGACTGTACCAGCACCAATTACGCCTAGTGCTGAGGCTACAAAAGTTGCGATTACACGCAACAAAACGTTTGCAAAAAGTTTCATAATTTTTTCTAAACTGATAGTTTTTATGGGAGTTTAGGTATAGAAACGCGTGTTTTAAGCAGATAACTGCGCGATTTATTTGACAAATAGGGTCTATTCCATTGTCCCCCATCCAGGTGTGTTTTTTTGGCTAAACCTTGCACACCTCTGTATTTCTATGTTATGGTCTTACCTATAACTTAATAAAGTGTCACTTCGACAATAAACGACCCCAGTACTAAAGCAATGAAAGGTAAGGTCGCTAAATGAAAAAGTACGTAATGATAGCCAGTATTGTATTAGCTCTCGCTGGCTGCGCTGCATCAACAGCTACAGCAACCCCGCTAAAAACTGTTAGTGTAGTTACAAAAGAAATAAAGCAAGTACCTGTAAACCAGCGGTTAATACAAACTGCAAAGGCGCATCAGGACGCTGCAAAAATGAAACAAGTAATCAAGTACCTAAAAACTAGAGTAGATAGAACTGCTTATGTGTTTTCAGGTGCCAGTCCTCGTGGATGGGACTGTTCAGGTCTAGTGCGCTGGACCTACGAACGATTCGGAATCGAACTACCACATTCGGCTGATGCCCAAGGGCATTTAGGTAAAAGAGTATCTACCCCTAAACTAGGGGACATTGTTGTATTTGCTTATAACGGCTCTAAGTCGTTTTACCACGCCGCCATTTACATTGGAAATGGAAAAATAATTAATGCACATCGTGGGGCTCACTCTACGATAATTCAGCCATTAACGGATTACAAGAGCGGACAGATTAGATTTGTCCGAGTAATATCAACTCTATAAAAAAGTAATACAGCCCCGTCACTCGTTTAGGGTGGCGGGGTTTTTATTTTATGTCATACTAGCCGTAGATTTACTAGACCAACCACGTGCAGTGGAAGGAAACACCCGACAAGGTATAGGGTGGTGCTGGGAAACTGGCACCACCCACTTAAAAAGGAGGATGTAGTTGTCCAATTTTCTCCCGTTTCATATGAGAAAAAGCCAGCATTTACATCTTCGCCGTCCTAGAAATCTTTTAAAGAGCCAGCATAAAATGAGCATTTCGCGCCATAAAGTTTATAGCAAGGCTGCTTTACCTAAACAGTAACTACAGTTTTTGATATACTTTACCTAGGCACGCCAATTGGGTGCCGTAAATAAATGCTGTGCTATGGGCAGTAAATGTACCAAGGCACAGTTGTCGTCTAAGGAGACAACATGAAAATAACTGATAATCAATTTCCAGACCCGTGGGACAAGCACGGAGCCCCGTACGGTAAACCGTATCCACCACTTCCAAACCCGCACAGTCCAGAAGATATCTACGAAAAGTGGAAGAAGCCTGTTCCACCTAAAGTCGTTACTATTAATGACTTATTCCCTAGCCTAGACCGCTGGGCAATTGGTTGGTCACCAATTCTAGATGAATTAAAAAGTTTAGCTGCGCTAAAGCCTAGCTATCCTCCTTATGACATCATTGACCAAAAAAACGATTCCACCCTCATCAACGTCGCTGTGGCTGGGTTCACTAAAAAGGACCTTACAATTACAGTCGAAGAAAGGACGTTGAGCATTGAAGGCACAAAAGAAGATAAAGAAGCAGAAGGAACGCTCGTTCACAATGGCATTGCTGGACGCGATTTTAAACTCACCTTTGCCTTGGCTGAGTTTTATGAGGTAGAATCAGCCACCGTTAAAGATGGTATCTTATCGGTCAAACTCATCAAAAATGTACCTGATGAAAAGAAGCCAAAAGTCATTGATATCAAGTAATTATAAGGAGTAAGTAGTGGCTGGTGGCTTCATAAATCCTTACCCAGACCCCATTCCAGACGATTCACATCATAGGGAGAAGTATTCGACTGGTTGGCTTGGCTGGAAAAATGAAAAACGTGGATGTTTATTCCTTGTTTTAGTATTTGTGGCCATTGCTACTTTAATCGCTGCCTTAATACTTGTATAATTAGATAAGAAGACCCCAGAACCGTCCCTGTGTAATCCGTAAGGATAGACCAAACGGCTGGGGTTTTATCTTATTTTGTGCATACATTTTGGTATACTAGGTATATGCCTAATGCACCTAAAACCCCGACACGCACTATTCGCGTATCCGATGAACTCTGGCTAGCCGTCCAAAAAGAGGCCGCTAAGCAGGGAGTTACCGTTACCAGCATCCTCATTGAAGCAATGGAAAAATTTGTTGCAGAAGGACTTGACAAAGTCTCAGAGTAGATGTTAGTTTTGTACAGCTAAGAGTTAGCATCCCCCACGGGGGTTAGACTAAGAGGTACAGAATGCCAATTATCAACGATTCACCAGCTGATAACCTAGACAACCTACGTCAGGAAGTTCAGCAGTATGTAGCACTAAAAGAAGATGTGACTCACATCGAAGAACGCGTAGCAACTTTACGCAAACGAATCTTGGCCACAGTAGAAGAGCTGGGTGAGCCAAATGAAAAAGGAAGCCTAGTTCTTCCAATTAATGACGCAAAATCAAACACAGGTAATGTTGTAAAACAGCGCCGTGTGTCCAAAGTATTTGATGAAGACAAAGCCGATAACTTGCTAAAAGAAAAAGGCTTGTTTGATTCAGTAACTAAAACAATTACAGTACTTGACCAGGATGCTGTCATGGCAGCATACTATGATGGTAAGCTAACAGACGAAGACATCGAGTCTATGTTTCCTGAGAAGGTTTCATGGGCACTAATATTGGAGAAGAACTAATGGCTAGAATCGCTGAACTAGACGCAGAACTACACGAACTACCTGATGAGGCTAAAGATTTTATGCAGGGATTTACGCAAGGCCGTGACGAAGGGATTATCATAGGTCAGGCAGAGGGCGAAATAATGGAGCGAGAACGCATCATTGCTTTGCTAGAAAATCAGCACAACTTTGATGAAATCTTTTTAGACGCAGTAGACAACGTTATTGCACTTATTACAGGAAAGATTGATGGGGAATAATATCCCGACCAAATTGGTTATTATCTCTGTACTAATGATTACGTCATTGGTATACGGATACATTCTCATAAAAAGCGAACAACCTCACAATTGCTGGGACCAGTACACAACTGAGGTTGAAGCAATACAACACTGTGAGGTTCATCCATAATGAGCCAAGTAAATTCTGGGCTTTACTCTAGTGCGACTGATGACTGGGGTACGCCTCAAGCTTTGTTTGACGAGTTAAACTCAGAGTTTAATTTCACCCTGGACGCCTGCGCTAGTGCGCATAATTTTAAAGTAAACATATACTTTAATAAAGAAATTAATGCACTAGCGCAGAGCTGGACAGGCACCGTGTGGATGAACCCACCATACGGCAGAACTATTGGCCAGTGGATGAAAAAAGCCTACGAAGAGTCTCAAAAAGGCGCTACTGTAGTTTGTCTAGTACCTGCTAGAACAGACACAGCTTGGTGGCACGACTATGCTGTAAAAGGCGAAATAAGATTCTTAAGAGGCAGACTAAAATTTGAACAACCAGGATTTGTTAAAAATAACTCAGCACCTTTTCCAAGTGCTATAGTAATTTTTAAAGGAGCAACAAATGAGCGATAAGATAGACGCTATGTTCAGCGACCTTGACGTTTATTACCCAGGTAGTAAGCGTAAGCGAAAAGAGCCTATCGAACAGCCTGTTATTGACACTAGCTGGGAAAATGACTACACTGAAAGAACTTTGCCAAATGGCCGTGTAATCAAAATGTATCTGCTAGGCTCATTAGCAAAAGCTTTGTCCAGACCTACTAAAACTATTAGGTGGTGGACAGAAAGAGGTACACTACCGATGTCGCCTTATCGACTTCCTTCAACATTTGGGAAAAACGGTAAAGAATATGTCGGTCGTAGACTGTATAGTAAAGCAATGATAGACGTGACTGTAGAACTTTTTAAAAAAGCTGGACTTTTTGAAGAAAATCCTATAGAATGGTCTAACCACCGGAATCTTAGTGATAAGATAGCCGAGGCGTGGGAGTCAATCCGCGCAGAAGAAAATAAACCAATAAACAATCAATAAGGAAAACATGCCAATTAACAATGCCCCAGATGCCTCTAGCTACGTTGCAGATGACATCGATGCCCGCCCTACACAGGCCACAGCAACATCCACATCAGTTCAGTCTGGTTGGGATGCAGCTGAGACCCTAACTACCTCAAGTGACTTCCCAACAGAAGTTAAGTTTGAGGAAAACCAGCACCAGGTCTTCAAGTTCCTTGACGAGAATGGCCCGTTTGCTATCTACAAGCAGCACTTCCTAAAGCAGAAGACAAGCGGTAAGCGCTCGTACGTCTGTATCGGTGCTAATTGTCCACTCTGCATCAAGTTGCAGGACCGCCCAGAGAACAAGCGCGCATTTACTGTCGTGTCTTTGAACTCTCCGCTAGGTATCCAGCGTCAGATGCTTATTTCAGGTGCACGTCTATACCAGGCTTTGCACGCAGCCCACTACTCACCACAGGGTCCACTTACAAAGGGATACTGGGCGATTGTGCGCATTGGTAAGGGTCCACAGACCACTTACACCGTAACTCCAATTAAGGAGCGCGACCTAGAGGAAGATTGGAAGCTAGATGCAGATGCTGCAGCTGCTTACGTTTCTTCATCTGAGGTTTATTCACGCAACCTAATCAAGGAACACTCGTTCGAGGAACTCGACGAGATTGCGGATTCACTAATCTAAATCCAATGGCAATAGGCGGGGACTTGACATCCCCGCCTATTACGCTATTGTGGAGATATTATGAATATTATTACTACTGCCAAACAACTTGCCGAGATGGTAGATTACTACCTAACTCAAGATGCCTTTGCCTACGATGTTGAAACTGTTGGCCCACGCCGAGGTATGACTCCTGTAAATGAAGTCTTATGGATTACATTTGCAACTAATGGTCGCTGCGATGTTATCCCTATGGGACACCCGCACGGTGACTTTATTGAAGAAGTTTTCCCACTGACTGGTCAGGGCGAAGTTCGCAAGGAAAAGGGACTTACCCTTAGACCTAGCGACTATAGCCGTGACTCAAAAAAAGCAACCAAGGTATTTGGTCCTGCTCCAGAGCAGCTGTATCCAGCTGAAGTGTTTAAGGCTTTAGAGCCGTTGATGTTTAATGAAAACATCCTTACTATTGGACACAATCTAGTATTTGACCTTACGTCAGTTGCAAAGTACTACGGAGGGCGTGTTCCGGCCGGACCATACTTTGACACTATGATTGCCTCATTTATTTCAGACAACCGCAATAAGAATAAGTGCGGTCTTGCTGACTGCCTTAAGCGTGAGTTTGGTTACGAAATGGAAAAAGGCGTTGGTAAGGAAGTTGAGGTCTATGACTTTAACACCGTTGCTAAATACGCTTACCTAGACTCTAAGTACACATTCTTATTATGGAAGTCACTTGCCCCTAAACTAGAGGCCGCTGACCTTAACCGTGTGTTCGCCTTGGAGATGGACGTGCTACGCGTACTTTGCGATATGAAACTAACTGGCGCAGTAATTGACACCGAGTCACTAGAGCAATTAAAGATTGACCTAGAGGCTAAAGTAGATGAGGCTCGTGGCAACATCTACAAAGCTGCTGGCCGTGAGTTTAACATTAACTCTAATCAGGAAAAGCAAGCTTTGCTATACGGCTCTAAAGAAGAAGGCGGCCGTGGTCTAAAAGCTAAAGTATTGACTACTAAGGGTAATCAAAAAGACAAAGAGGGTTCAGACCTATCTCAGTCAGATTACTCAGTATCTGCCGAGGCACTAGAGCCTTACCGTGACAAAGACCCACTTGTAACTGCCTTATTAGAATATGCCGACTACAATAAGTTGCTATCTACTTATGTAATCCCATATCTAGGTGGCGAGATTGAACGTACAACCTCTGGTAAGACCCGCACAGAGACCAAGGAAAGCCTTTTAATTAATGGCCGACTACACGGTGACTTTGTACAGCACGGGGCTGAGACAGGCCGCTTCTCAAGTCGTAACCCTAACTTGCAAAACGTACCTGCGCCACACACTCCTCACGGTAAAGCTATTCGTAACTTGTTTACAGCTCCACCAGGGCACAAGTTAGTTGTAGCCGACTACTCACAGATCGAGCCACGCGTTATTGCGTCATTCTCAGAAGACCCAATTATGATGGATAATTACCTAGAGGGTAGAGACATCTATACAACCATTGGTGACACGATGGGTGTAGACCGTAAGGCAGGTAAGGTGCTTGTGCTTGCTATGGCTTACGGCGTTGGTCCAGATAAGATTGCTAGCCAGATTGGTTGTACCAAGACTGAAGCTAAAGATTTGCTAGACCGATTTGCTAAAGAGTTTCCAGCAATATCTACTTATCGTTCAAAGGTAATTTCAGCCACGCGTGCAGGTAAACCAGTTGCTCATATTAAAACTATTACAGGCCGTCGTCGCTATCTTCCAGAGATTATGTCTAGAGATAACGGTGCTCGTGCAGGTGCTGAGCGTCAGGCATTTAACACAAAGATTCAGGGAAGTGCTGCAGATATTATTAAGATTGCCATGGTTCGTGCTTGGAATATGATTCCAAAAGAAGCTAGAATTATACTTACTGTTCACGATGAACTGGTGCTAACTACTCCAGCGGAACTGGCAGAAGAAACAGCAGAAAAACTGCGCGAGGCTATGGAGGATATACAAGTGCTAAAGGTACCATTAATCGCAGACATCAAGATTGTAGATAAATGGGGTGAGGCAAAGTGACCTGGCCTATTAGTCATAATGATGATGACGGACCTTACGAGGTTAGTAAAATTCCAGTTACTACTTTATTTCGCTGGTTTTTATACGACATAAGTAGTGAAGATGCTCCCGATTACGCTCATATTTTTGGGCTAACTCCGGTAAGTGAAGAAGGTCATCTTAAAGAACAGAATGATTCAGATTCCAGAGTAGAAGAGATTGCTGATTTAACTCCACTATTGACTTTTTATGCTACAGCTACTGCTGAATTTGCTTTTAACTTGCACCGTCTTAAAATGAATAAAATTGACGGCATCACTAATGATATGATTGATGCTTCAGAAGAGGCATTTAAAGAGTTCTATTATCACATGGTATTTGCAGGACTTTTAGGGTCATTCTCAGCCATGCGAGAATTAGATATAATTAAATTAAACAGCACTCATACAAGTATCGAAGAAGGAGAATTATGAGTAATTGGTGGGCAGATAAACTAGGTACGCCTAGGCAACCACAGCCAAGATTACCGGAACAACAGGTACCGGTAGTTAATCCAGGAATAACTCCACAGTACCCTGGGTACACACCTAGTCAGGGTTACCCACCGGTTACCCAGCAGCCTCCTTATAATCCAGAATTAGTTGGTAGATTGTTACCTGCTAGTGCTACGAACCCAGGTCGTTGTCCTAATTGTTCTAGTGGCAACTACGGAAAGATGACGCCAGAAACAGCTCCGCGTTGCTATGATTGTGGTTACCCAATTCAGCAGTCAGGTTCAGGTATGCCGGGAGTAAGAATTCCAAACAGCGGTAATACTGAAGCCACTAAGCAGGTAAGTACTGCAAATAACTTTAACCCAAACACAATCATTGATAGGATTGGCTAATGTCATTAGAAAAAGTTTTAGCGCAAATAAATAAAAAGTATGGCGAAAATACTGTCGTACTTGCATCAAAAGTAGCTGCACCGACTCGTTTTCCATCAGGGTCATTATCGCTAGATATGATTTTGGGTGGCGGCTGGCCAACTAACCAGTGGCACGAAATTATCGGTGAGGCCAGCAATGGTAAAACCGCTTTGGCACTTAAAACTATTGCCGCTAATCAAAAGCGTGACCCTAACTTTACTACTATTTGGATTGCTGCTGAGCAATGGGTACCAGAGTACGCAGAGATGTGTGGCGTAGACCCTACACGCGTTCACGTGTTTACTAGCAACGTCATGGAAACAGCCCTTACAGCCGTTCTAGAGTTTATTGAAACCAAAGAAGTAGACTGTGTGGTTATTGACTCACTTCCAGCCCTTGTACCATCAGCCGAGGATGCCAAAGAAATGGAAGAGTTTACAGTTGGCCGCGGAGCTATGCTTATGGGTAAGTTTTTCCGCAAAATGGAAAAGGCCGGTAAGCGTGACTTACTAGGCGGCGAACGCCCTTTCATCGGACTAATCATTAACCAGTTCCGCATGAAGATTGGCGTTATGTACGGTGACCCTCGCACTACCCCAGGTGGCGAGGCTAAAAACTATTTCTTCTTTACTCGTATCGACGTTAAGCGTGACGAGTGGATTGAGATTGGCACTGGTCAGGATAAGCGCAAGGTTGGTCAGACTATCAAGTTCCAGACTAGAAAGAACAAGTCAGCCCCTCCGGGACAAACTGCTTTTGTGGACTTTTACTTTGATGACGGTTCTGGTATTGACAAGGGCGAATACGACTTCGCTAAAGAAATTGTGTCCCTAGCAATCATCAATAAGATTGTTACACGTGCTGGTGCGTACTACCGCTACTCAGAACGTCAGTGGCAAGGTGCAGATGCGTTGCTTAACTCAATTCGTGAAGAAGTAGACTTGCAAGAACAACTAACTAAAGACGTGATGGGTACTTTGAAGATTGGCTAAATCCGAAGGACAGAAGCAATCATTAAAACACGAAAAGCGTCTTGCTAAAATCGTCGGAGGTCAACGTAATGTTGCCTCCGGCGCTTTTTGGTTTCGTAAAGGTGACGTAAGGTCCCAGGACCTCTTGATTGAGCATAAGTGGACCGGTAAAAAGTCATTTACCTTAAAGTCTGATGTCCTAGAGAAGATAACTACCGAGGCTCTTTTGGACAGTCGTACGCCCGTTTTGGGCATAAGTCTAAACGACGTTAATTATGTAGTCATGGATGAAAATGACTTTTTGACAATGCGCGAATTTCTGTTACAATGTATAGAGGAGCACACGGAAGAGAAGTAGCTTACTATTAGGAGATTACTTGTCTAACCCATTTATAAATCTATTCACAGAACCAGACCCTTGGGAATACCAAGCTAAATGCGGTGAGCGAATTTATGATGAAAACACAAAAGAATATGTGTCAGTCTATGACCCGGACCTTTGGTTCCCGCCTCGTGATAAGGCGCTTTACAAACCAATAGCTGATAAAGCTAAATCAATTTGCTTTGGCCGTGACGGCAGGCCTGAGTGCCCAGTTAGACTACAATGTCTAATGGCCGCGGATAAACGTGACGAAGTTCATGGCATCATGGGTGGCATGAGTCACCGTGAAAGAAACGCTTTAAAACGCAAAGCCAAGAAACAAAAAACAACTTTAGAAGAACTTGCTAAAAAAGCTAGTAGACAATCTTAGGAATGTGTGTTATGTTCTTCCTTGGAGGATATAAAACATGCCAGAGAAAAAACTAAAAAAGATACCGGCCGGTGCATTGAAAAACTTTGTAGATGCCGGTAAATCAACAACCCGTGTGATTAGCAAGGTAGAGCGCTTTGTATTGTCACAACCAATAGATAACTCCAGATCGTTTAACGGTCTGCATCCATCAGCTATGGTAAGCCCGTATTGGTGCCACAGAGCATCGTACTTTCACTTAAAAGGTAATCACCCTGCACCAGAAGCACGTCAGTTTAAGCGTGAACTTATTTTTGCACAAGGCCACGGCATTCACGCCACTTGGCAAAACTGGTTCCGAGACATGGGCAAACTATACGGAGTGTGGGAATGTAAAAGTTGCGGTGACAAAATTTGGGCAACTAGCCCAGAAGGCTGCGATATGTGCAGCACACAAGGTACGATGAAATATAAAGAAGTACCTGTAGAACACGATGCCTTAATGATTACCGGCCATTCAGATGGTTGGCTAAAAGGATTTGGCGATGACCTAATGCTTGAGATTAAATCAGTAGGTGCCGGTACGTTTATGTGGTATGACAGGTCTAACTGGTTTGCATCAAACCAAGATTTTGCTGAGGCATGGAAAAACCTTAAGTCACCATTTGAATCACACGTTGCCCAGGTTCAGCTGTACATGAAAGTGCTAGAGTTATCGGGCCGTACAGATGTACCACAAGAGGCTGTACTTATTTATGAGGCAAAGCCTACACAGGATGTTAAAGAGTTTATTGTTCGTAAAGATGATTGGGCAATTCAACCAATCATTGACGGCGCACAACTTGTGGTAGACTCACTAGGTAAGAATGTTGCTCCAGACTGTAATGTCGGTGGGGCGCTAAAGTGCAAGCAATGCGGAGGGTTCAATGAGTAAGACAACTTTAATCACAAACGACACTAGCAAGTACATCTTGGATATGCTTGATGAGCAAGGTCTATCAGTAGACCGTGAAACATCTATGCCAAGGCCACAGCTTCCTGCTGATATTACAGAGCTAGATGATGAAGACCTAATGCGTTTGTACACCCATTTGTCGGCGTATAGCGAGTTCTTAGGCACCCAGCTAGCCTGTGCAATCATTGACGAAAAAGACGCAGAGCGCAACAGAGATTACGCTGAGTCAGAGGCAATGTTACGTCACCAGACAAACAATGCCAAGACCACAGTGACTATTATCAAGGCCCTAGTTGATGGCGACCCTACGCTTGGTGAAGTGCGTCAGGAGGCCCTGGTTAAGTATTCATACCGCAAGATGCTAGAGACTATGGTAAATAATTATGAGCGCAGTACTGCTGTATGTAGCCGTGAACTGACTCGTAGAACATCAGGCGATAACTTTAAGACCAGAAGTCGTAAGTTCACTGCGTAATGGCTAAAGATAAAATATTCGGCCCAGGGCTAAGTCTAAACGTAGATAATATTTCTATCGGCATAGACCAGTCCTACTCTGGGTTTGGCATAACTATATTAAATACTTATAACCCAGAAGAATATTCCACCTTAGTTTTTAAAGCAGAACAGTCGCACATTGACAGATTAGTTTGGGTGCGCGAAAGACTAAGAAAGCTGCTTGCATTATCAGGCGGATTTAAGTCAGTAACAGTAGCCATGGAAGGTTACGCATTTGGCACGACAATGGCCCATATGCTAGGCGAACTTGGTGCCATAGTAAAACTAACCTGTTATGAAGAACTGGATAAGTTTGAGGGCAAATACCCATACATCATTCCGCCGACTACTTTAAAGAAATACATTACTGGTAAAGGCACTGGAGTACAGAAAAATCAAATATTGCTAAACGTATACAAGAAGTGGGGCGTAGAGTTTAATGACGATAACGCTGCAGATTCCTATGCCTTAGCTATGCTGGCTGCCGGTAAAGGTGAACTAGCCTATGAGAAAGAAATACTTGAAAAAATTAAGGGCCCTAATTTCAGGGAAAAACCGTAATGTGGAATGCCTTTAACCGAGAGATAAAGAGGCATTCATTTGCTATAAAAATGTTTGCGTATTTAATAGCACGAAGTTACTTGACTATACATAAACAAAACATTAGAATAAACGAATTAGAAAATCAATTAAAAAGATTTAAAGGATTAAGATGATAGAGTTATTAGCAATGATATTTGTATTTACATTCCTAGTAGCTCTAGGGGTGTTAATACTAACCGCGTTGTTTGTTTTTATTGGTACAATTTCCGGCTTGGATATTGACGCATTTCACGACGATGAAGAGTAATAATTTATCAGGCACAACTTACACCGGATGGTGTATAACTGGGCATCACATTAATTGCCCAAAAGTAGTAAAGTTATCAATGGGTACATTACAAGAAAAAGTGTGTGGCTGTGATTGTCACGCAGAACAAGGAGAATAACATGTCATTTACACCAGGCGACCCAGGGGATTTTAACTCCCTGTCAGAGGCAGCAAAAGAATTTATCCGTAAAGCTGGGCCTACAACAGAAGAACTAAAGCAACAGATTATTCAGGATAATTTTGAGGCAGCACTATCTACTAAGTTCCTAGAGGCCGAGGAACTGCTGGTCAAGAAGCACAAAGACTACGGACCAAAGAACATCAGTGAAAGCCCTGGCGGACCGTTGAACGGCCTTAGAGTACGTATGCATGACAAGCTGGCCAGAATCAACCATTTGTACGACAGCGGCGCTACCCCTGAAAACGAGAGCCTACGCGACAGTTTTATAGATATGGCTAATTATTCCATTATTGCCCTTATGGTCCTTGACGGCGACTGGGATAACCGCGATATTGGCACCGTGCCGGATATCAGAGAAAAATTGGATTGGGCCTAAATTCAGCCTATTTTACCTTTATAGTAGTAACTACGGGAGTACTAACTACAACCAGAGGTAATAATGTCCGAATCACCAGATGATAATGTGTTGCGCGTAAGCGCATCCAGCAACCCGCAGTCAGTTGCGTCTGCAATTGCCCATGCTATTTACGAAAAGGGTACCTGTAGAATCCGCGCCGTAGGTGCAGGTCCAGTTAACCAGGCCGTAAAAGCCATTGCAATTGCTAGTGGATACACCGCCCCACGAGGAATCAGCCTAGTATGTATACCAGGTTTCCAGTCTGTGGAGATTAATGGCGAAAGCATCAGCGCAATCGTATTTAAAGTAAATTCAGTTAATTAAGCATATTTGGCTAATTCACTGTATCGTTATAGTATCAACCATCTTAGGCCAAAGAGGTAAAATCCATGGAACAACCAAACAGCAAATTCCCAACTATGGGAACTAGTGCGTCTAACGGCGTTAAGAACGCTTCAGGCAAGCCACTAAAGGGCAAGCTAGTAAAGCGTAAGAACACCGCAGCTGGCGATTTGTCAGGTAAGAAGGGTGGACATGTTATGAAGCAGTCTACCTCAAAGCGTGCGTACGGCATCACCACAACGATGCCTTCATACGTGGACCCACAAATTGGTCCTACTCAGGGTAACGGTCGCATCTTCAAGTCTGCAACGAACCGTACCACTCCTAACTTTACCGATGGTATGTCAGACCACAACTAAAGTTAGCCACAAAAAGCCCGCCGAAAGGCGGGTTTTTTTTATACCTTGACAAAGTAAGCATTATCGGCAATAATCATGGTGTACCGCGACAACATGTGGTACAGTACTAATGAACATTAACCGAGAGAAGGAATATGTTACTAGACGAACTAAAAATATTGGCCAGTAAAGCAGCTGTGGATGGCTGCGTAGTAGGCGTTTGGATAAAAAATCAAGACGCTGAGTTCCAGGAAGTATTTGGAATACTAAAGGACCGACCAAACCTAAACCTAACTGAAACGTTAGCCTTAATTAAAAAGTATCATCCAGAAATTCCATTTAAACGTACGTCATTTACATCCCATATGAGAGGAACATGCACTTGTCCGACAGCTTAGCTCAAGAATTAGCAAAACTTTTAAAAGAAGACCCAATAAAGCCATTCCCAATTATGCAGGCACAGAAGATGACAATTAAGCCATCAACTATTGTCAAGCCTAAAAAGGGAAAAAACGATTGGAAACTGGCCGCCTTGTTGCCAGACACACAGATTGGATACCGTGTATATGAAGACGGTACAGTAATTGAATTCCATTCTGAGAAAGCAATTGACATTGCACTACAGATACTAAATTACGCGCACCAGCAGTTTGGCGTGGATACTGTGGTAAACCTAGGAGATACCCTAGACCTACCTGCACAGAGCCGTCACCACCAGGAGATTGCGTTTCAGAACTCAACTAACCTAGCTATCCAGCGTGGTTATGAATATCTGGCTGCCCAGCGTGCCACCGTGCCAGACGCGGAAATCGTATTCCTAGAAGGTAACCACGATTGCCGTATATATAAGTATTTGGCAGAGAACGCTCCAGCCGTATCAAATATGCGTCAGGCAGGGACTACCCCAAGTGATTGGCCAGTAAACAGCCTGCCACACCTATTGCGTATGGATGAGCTCGGAATTAAGTACGCCAGCGGATATCCAGCGGGCGAGTACTGGTTGAACGAAAACTTACGTTGCATCCACGGCGATCGAGTTAATTCAAGCGGCAGCACAGCTATGAAGTATATTAATTCAAATCACCACGTTTCCGTAATTTATGGGCATATTCACCGAATTGAAATGCTGTATCACACTAACCACACAAGCACCGGTCCAGGTAGAAATGCTGCATTTAGCCCTGGATGTCTATGCCGTGTAGATGGTTCGGTACCTAGCGTCAAGGGCGGAATTACTCCAAATGAAAAGCCAGTTAAATACTGGGAGAACTGGCAGCAGGGCGTTGGATTTGCTTGGTACAAAGACACAGGCGAATTTACCCTATTATCAGTGCCAATCCTAGATGACTGGGCAGTATTTATGGGCCAAGAGTTTAGAACTAAATTAGCCTAATAAGCGTATAAACTTGTCGTATGGCCTCAGCACATCAAAATACCCAAAGCCTAGGCGCTGGCGGTTTATACGGAACTTACACTAATTATGGTGGCGGTGGCGTTGCTGTTGCACGTTCAGAACTTGATTACCTGCGCATGGGTGTGGGTCGTGAACCGTCTGCAGAATATCCTGACGGTTATTTAGGAACAATTAGAACTCGCCGCGATGACCGTGGACGCCCTAATAGCGTATCTGAGCAGGTCTTAAATGGCCTAAAAGTACGCCAAACGCAACGTGGATATCAGCGCGGCGTTCATCGCGGCGAGCGTATTGACCCAGGTGACTATTATTTAGCACCTGAATTTGCTGTAGATAGAGGAATTAAACGACAAATGGTAGCAGCTCGTAAAGGCGTACCAACCCCTCGTTTTGCACCTGCTTTCTCACTAGCACCGGCCCCTCACCTAGTAAATGACGGTAAGGCAAATACTCGTTCTAGCGCACCGCTAGAGATGAACAACGTCCGCAAGTCACAGCTACGCGGCCTATCACCACAGTGGAGATAAATTGCCTAATACCCCAAATGGTAAATATGGATTTAGGGCGTGGGATAAGCCAGTAGGCGTACCTCCACAGGCCGCCATGCCTCCGCAGGAATATATTGGCCCATTTGCTAGCAATAACGAACGTATGCTTAGCCAGGCCCTAAAAGTAGGTAACTTGACATCTGCTGAAATCCAAGAGTATGTTCGTCCGCCAATGCCTCAAATCCAGTTATTCCCTAATAAATTTGGTTACGAAACCTCAGAATATGGCATTAAAGATATAGTAGAACTATCTGGTCGCGTTCAACAGCGCACCGATTACTCACAGCAGCCTACTACAACAGAATCAACTAGCAGAAATGCGTTAGGAAATACCTAATATGGATTTAAGAATGATTGACCCAAATGGTGAGGGTACAGCATTTCCTGCACCATACCCAGCAGACATGGGTCGTACACAGTATAATGGGGATAAAGGTTGTACAAGCTGCGGCCTGATTTTAAACCCAGTTCAAGCCCTTAATTCGGATATCTGCCCGTCCTGTTCAAGACGTGAAGCAGTAAAACGTTTTAAAAATAAGATGGTCTAAGGAGACACATTATGGCAAACACGCCAAAACCTACTCGTAAAGTAATAAAGTCGGTTGTAGCTAGAAACGCTGATAAGCCGCGTAGTAGCAAAGGTAAGCCGTTGTTGAACCCATCTGATAACATGAAGACGCCTAAAGCAACATCAGAGTATGGTAAAGTTTGGGCCGATGATAAGGCCTGGAAAAAGACCTTTTCTGCTTTAGACAAAAAACAACCGGGAAACCCTAAAAGAACCGGCCCAGTTTCTTCAAAAGTACGCTCAAATAAAGGTAAATAATCATGGCAGTAAAGAAAAACTTAAATAATCCGATGGGTAAAAAATCTAATGCAGATGGTATTAAAAAAACAACTTCTACTAAAGAACCCGCTAAACTTGGTGGTCGTTCCTATAGAGTGGACCAACATGATGAATCATTGCGCAATAAGACTACTGTTGGCCCTAACACAAAGCGTTTTGAAGTAGGTACCGTAGCGCCTGCAAATAAGTCCGTCCGTTCCGTAAAAACAGACATTAGAAAAAATGGTGCACCTAGCTCGCCAACTAGTATAGGAAATAAAAAAGGTACAAAATTAGCACAAAATAAATTTAAAAGAAATCTTAAGAAAGGCAAATAACCATGGCAGTTAACGAATCACGTTCATTGAACCAGAGCCTAGAGAACGGCGCAACTGACGGTAAATACCGTAAGCGTCGCCCAAACACCGAAGTTATCCCTGGCCAAGGTGACCAGACTGTAGTAAAGAACCGTGCGGGTTTACACCCATACATGAACTACGGTTTCATTAACAGCGAAGACCCAAACAAAGTAAATCCAGGAAAGTAAGTAAAATGGCATTATTTAAAAATAGAAAAACAAATAAGCTAGAAGACCTAAACGGTTCATACGGAGCATACAAGGCCGCAGACGCTAGCCCTGGTCATCGCTTAAACCCAAACCTATCAGGCAAAGAGCAGATGAACAATGGTACTCGTGTTCCTGGCCGCCCAAACACTGCGGCTGACAATGGTACTCTTGTTCCTGGAGTAAACCGCCCAAACACTTCGGCTGATTATAAAGCTAAGCAAGGCACCCTTGCTAGAGTGCAAAGCGCTAAAGTCCCGGGAGTAAAGAAGCCAGGAATGTAATCATGGGTCTATTTAGAGACCGCAGGAGTAAAGGTAAAGTAGTAGAAATAGCCGATACACAAAAACCAGCTTCGAGTGATACGCCTGCGCCTCCGTACAGTTCAAAGCATCCAGTACGTTCTCACAAACAAAATTTAGAAGTATCAAGAAGACCTAGAGAATTAAGAACATCTAACATAAATAAAGAATAATATGATAGGCTAATCACCTATCTACTAGGAGCACTACATGGCTAAAGAAGAACAAGAACCGTATTTCCGTTTACTTGTATGTAAGACCTGTCGTACCATTGACGAGCTTCCTCCTGCCGAGGAAGACCCAGGCGATACCCTTTTAACTATCACAGCAGAACGCCACGGCGAACTGCACTATGGCCGTTTGTGGAACGTTCCAAAGGCTATTTGGATGACCCCAGCCCTTAAAGAAGATGTTGTAAAGCAACTATCTGGTGGCGAGGGCGAAGGACTAGGTCTGCCTTTCTACAATACCCGTATGCAGTTTGCGGAAGACGCTATGTCGTGTTATAGTTTACACCTACGCCCAAAGGGTCAATGCGCTGATTACAAGTCAGACAAAAAGAAACTTTCGGCGGGTACCGAGCAAATGCGTAGAGCCGAAAAACTAGACGCATACTCAGGTCCAACTATTTACCTGTGCGATTTCTGCCCAGTTAAATCGTTTAATATGGTTAAACATCACGACAAGACTATTAAGTAAAGGAATAACAGATGGCACTCGGAGAACAAAACGAAACCACTACACCAGAGGACGAGAAGACCCCTAGATTTGAGACTGGGTTTATTGTCTTAAAAGGCGAAAGCGGAGCTTGGCACGTACTGACAGACCTATCAGCCAAGATTGACATTGACCGTGAAGTCAGCGTTAATGAGGTAAGAGCCGCTACTACCGAAATTACCTATTCAATTGGTCAGCAGCAGCTAGCCGCCTTGGTAATTTCAGCCCTTTCACCACAACCTTCGGATATCAACCTAGAAGGCCAAACTGAGGGTACAATAAAAGAGTAAACCCCTTGGTTAGGAGCCCATCATGTTCGCAGAAATGTCCTGTAAGTGCGGTTCAACCCTGCAACTTGATGGGCTCAATGACACCTTCACTGAGTTTACAACTATTAGATTTCTAGAGGCCCATGTTGGCTGTGGATTTGTAACCCCAGTTAAAAAAGATGAGCCAGATAAGACCACTAAACGAGATGTTGATTTTAAGCGCATCGTGTTTAAGGATGACGACGAGGATTAAATGTTAGAACCAGCAGAGACATCATACTTTAGTAAGCCTTCTGTTGGACTAGACCCACGGTTATTCAGAGATGGAAACCTACAAGGTTCGGTTCGTTCAGCTATTCTGCAATTACTATTTAATCATTTAAACGGCCTTTACACAGGAGCAGAGTCCTGGTCCCACGTTTGGCTAGCCGGATCGGGTGTTTCGTATCAGTGGGCCGCACACCGCGACCCAGGCGATTTAGATTGCTTAATCGGAATTGATTACCCTAAATTTAGGCAATCAAATCTTAGATTTATGGGGTTAAGCGACCAAGAAATAGCCTCAATGCTTAACGAAGAGTTCCGCGAGAAGCTGCACCCTATTACTGATAGGTTCCTCGGCTCGTTTGAACTAACCTTTTATGTAAATGTTCGTAGCAACATTGTAGATATTAAACCTTACGCCGCCTATTCAGTTACCGATGATAACTGGACTGTTACCCCAAGTATGGAAACCGTTGAGGCTAACCCAGCTTGGCTAAATGCTATTGAGAACGACAGACTAATGGCAATTGATATATTGTCAAAATACGTATCCGCTAAGAACAAGTACGAGCAGGCTAGCAACGAAGCAGTTAAAGCAAACGCCCGTTCAGAAATGCGTATGGCTATGTCACAGGGTATAGCATTATATGAGAGCGTACATTCAGAGCGCTCAAACGCCTTTAGCCCATCAGGTGAAGGTTATTCAGATTTTGCTAACTACCGTTGGCAAGCAGGTAAGCAATCAGGAGTTATCCAGTCCCTTCGTAGTCTAAAAGAAGAGATGGACGCCGAAGACGAAGCACTAAATAAATCAAAATACGGAGTAGATTTGCCAGACGCGAATACCCTAATTCGCCGCGCTGCAACTCGTCACCAATACTAGAAAGACTTAATCGTGGCAATTGTAATGTTCCTTGACGGAGTATTGCGTTCTGATACTAAGACGCCAATATATGAGGGTGTTTCCCTATATAAAGCCCTAAATGTTAATGGGCTAGTTACCCTTGCCTGCGAAGACCAGGAAGAAGCCCAGCGTTGGTGCAAAGAGCACAAACTAAATGACGTTGATGGGTTTATTTCTAATAAAAGCGTTGGCGAATACCCAGATAAAGACTTCCTCAAAATACAGCACCAGCAGGCTTCAGGGCCCTTGCACATGGTTGTCACAGCAGATATGGATTTGGCTGTTAAATGCCTTGAGCACGGCATTAAAACCCTTTTATGGCTACATCCTGTCTATTTAAATGCTAAATTCAGACCAGACGGCAGAGATGGGCGCAAGAGTTGGGATGCTGTAGTTAGTGAACTAGACAGACAAGTACAACTTAAGTTAGAGGATGACCGTCTATGAGAATAGTATATTTGGGTGGCGAAGTACCTAGTAATAGGACTATCCTAGACCACGGCGGAGCTAAGCGAGTTGGCGTTAGTTACTGGGGCATTGTAAAGCGTGGATTGCCAAAGACTAAAGAGTATTTGCTAGAAAACTACTTTAAAGATGATGTTGAGATATATGTACATCCAGGCATCCCAGCTGTAGCAGAGCTAACTGAGCAGGAGTTATTTGATTTTTGCGCCGATTATGAAGAGTTTATTCATAATAACCTAAAAAGAATTACCCTTTTTACAGAGGTAGTCCATCCATCGCTTCCAGATGACTTTATAGCCCAGCAGAGGGCCTCTGCGTGGCACGAAATAGATGAGGCCAAGTTTGGTGTCATCTACCGGTCAGGGAACCTTGAGAGCCTTGCTACAAGGTATTTAAATATATTTATACACGGAGATATTGCCGAACCACTATTACCTATGCTTCGTAAGTTTACCTCGCAGCACGGGACCAGCTTCCACTTGCTTAACTCTATCAAGCCTGATATGTTCCGTAATTCACCGTTTGAGACAACCAGCACTTTGGCGTGGCTATCTCCTATGATGAGGGGCGAAACTATTGTCTGGTATGGTAACCAACTACACCGTTACCCAAAGCGTATGAAAGAGCAGGCTAGGTCTAGATACAAGGCTGCCTACGAAGCCGCTAACCTAAACTTTGATAAGATACTGGCAGATGACGCTGTGGAAATATCTAAATTAGCAATTTGGTCATACAATCAATTAGAAGAATGGGCACTAAAAACAGGTGCAGGGCTAGTAACTAGCGCCAGTGCTTCGTCACCCGGTGATTTATCGGAAACACCCTCCTCTGATGTTACTGGTGGGGGGTCTGAACAAGGGAAACTTGTGACAAGAAATCCCGCTGAAATTCGTACTTTACCTGTGCTTGGTGTTGAAGTTTCACGAGTAATTGAGCAAGACGAAACTGGGCGCGATATCATTAAAGAAGTGCCTGTGCTTCGCTCTAACAGCACTAGCCTACGTCAGTGTAATACCTGTTTCGTTAAAGACAATTGCCCAGCGTTTAAGGTTGATAACCCTTGTGCGTTTAACCTACCAGTTGAGGTAAAGACCAAGGAACAACTTAAGGGCTTAATTAACTCACTCCTGGAAATACAAGGGCAACGAGTGGCATTTGCTAAATTTGCCGAGGATTTAAATGGCGGATATCCTGACCCAAACACAGGTTTAGAGATGGATAGGTTCTTTAAAATGCTTAAAACAATTAAAGAATTAGACGAGTCAAAAGAGGTTATGCGGGTCACGATGGAACGCGGAAGCTCGGCTGGAGTGCTGTCTAGTTTATTCGGTGAGAGGGCTCAAAAACTAACCGAATTACCTAATAATGGGCTTAATGAAGAACAGACAAACGAAGTAATTAAGAAAATTACAGACGTTTAGGCTAGTTACTAGCCCACCCTATTTTGGCTGATTTAGGCATAGTCTGAAATCTGCTCAAAATAACACACCCAATCTCAAATTTCTACTCAATCCCGATGAGAGATAATCTATACTAGAACATCTAACCCCCCATAAAAGAATAGGAAATGCTATGCCATTATCATTTAAATTAACATCCGACTTTGTAGAAAGTTACAAGACCAAACCAGTTCCTTGGGGGTTTAAAGATGTCGCTGGTAACTCTGTCGGAGAGATTACCTTTCTAAGAACTTACTCCCGCCTAAAGGCTGACGGAACTAAGGAAACTTGGCTAGATGTATGTGAGCGTGTTATTAACGGTATGTACTCACTACAGAAAGACCACTGTAAGACTAACCGACTACCTTGGAACGACGCTAAGGCACAGGCTTCTGCTAAGGAAGCATTTGACCGCTTGTTTAACCTGAAGTGGACTCCGCCTGGCCGAGGCCTGTGGGTAATGGGTACCCCGTTGGTAAATGAGCAAAAGAATAGCGCGGCTTTACAGAATTGCGCATTTGTTTCTACTAATGAAATGTCTAAAAACAATCCTGCTAAGCCATTTGCGTTCCTTATGGAAGCCTCGATGCTGGGTGTAGGTGTAGGTTTTGACGACAAGGGCGCTGATAAAGGTTTTGATATTTATGAGCCAAAAGGCGAACAAGTGTACGAAATCCCTGACACACGCGAAGGATGGATGGAAAGTACATCTATGCTAATAAATGCTTATTTAAAGCCAGACCAGACAAACTGGGTATTTAATTACGATAATATCCGTCCATATGGCGCACCTATCTCTACCTTCGGAGGAACTGCGGCGGGCCCTGCGCCACTTGTGAAGCTCCACGAACAAATTAAAAAACTCTTTAATGGCAGGGCTGGAAATAAGGTAACCCGAATTGATATTGCCGATATAGGAAATATGATTGGTGTCTGCGTCGTTTCCGGAAACGTACGCCGTTCTGCTGAGCTGTTGCTTGGGCGTATTGATGACGATAACTTCTTAAATCTCAAGAACGCTGAGCGTTTCCCTGAGCGTAACTCTTACGACCCAGAAAATCCAGGTTGGGCTTGGATGTCTAATAACTCTGTAGAAACCTCTGTGGGTACTGACCTCTCACCTATCGTGGATGGTATTGCTCTCAACGGTGAGCCTGGAGTTATCTGGATGGACGTAACTCGTAAGTATGGACGTTTGGCTGACCAACCTAACAATAAAGACTGGCGTGCTGCGGGATATAACCCTTGTGCTGAACAATCTCTAGAAAGTTTTGAGTGCTGTACTCTTGTAGAAACCTACCTGAACAGACACGATAGCCTAGAGGACTACAAGCGTACTCTTAAGTTTGCTTATCTCTACGCCAAAACCGTTACTCTACTTCCTACTCACTGGGAAGAAACAAATGCCATAATGCAAAGAAACAGACGCATTGGTACTTCTATGTCTGGTGTTGCTAATTTTGCGGATCTAAATGGGCTTCCAGAGCTACGTGAGTGGATGGACAAGGGCTACAACACTATCGTTAATTACGATAAAGCATATTCCGAGTGGCTTGGAATACGAGAAAGTATTAAAACCACTACTGTAAAGCCTTCTGGTACTGTATCTATTCTCTCTGGCGAAAGCCCTGGCGTTCACTGGACACCAGGTGGAGAGTACTTCTTGCGTGCCATCCGCTTTGGTAATGATGACCCTATGCTCTCTCTCTTTAAAATGGCTAATTACCGAGTAGAACCTGCTAGCGAAAACCCTACCAAAACCTCTGTGGTGTTCTTCCCTATCAAATCTCTCGCCAAGCGCTCCGAGAAAGATGTTTCTATCTTTGAGAAAGTATCTCTCGCTGCGACTGCTCAACGCTACTGGTCAGACAACTCTGTATCTGTAACTATCTCTTTTGATGTTGAGAAAGAAATTAAAGATGTAGGTACTGTACTACATATGTACGACGGCCAACTCAAGACAATCTCTTTCTTGCCTATGGGTAACCACGTCTATCCACAAATGCCTTACTCTCAAATCTCTCAAGAAGAATACGAACAGTACGCTATGGAACTCTTCCCTATTGACTTTAAGGGTATCTATGAGGGTCTGGCTATTGACGCTATCGGTGAGGCTTACTGTACTACTGACGCTTGTGAAATCAAACTCATCAAGGACAACCAGTAAATCTCTCTCTCTCTCTCTCTCTAAATAGCATTAAAGCCAATAGTTAAATACGACTATGGGCTTTTTGCTATTTTATCTCTCTCACAATTTATCTCTCCCGCAGCGTACCTGAGCTAAGGTCCAGGGGCTTTGGGAAATAAAAAAGCCCCTATTGCTAGGGGCTTTAATATTTAAATCGCTGTTTAATAGTGAAACGCTATTGCCAATGCGAAACCGAAGGTTAATAGCGTCAATGGAGAAAGCCTTATCACTGTCGCACGAGAGAACTTTATAGTAAAAATTGCTACAAAGACAGACAGCACTGCCAGAATTGGCAAGAACGATAGGGCTACTCCCCAAGAGAACCAGCCGAGTATCATCATTAAAGTTGATAGCAATTTAATATCGCCCATACCTAATAGGTCATACTTCACATTTAAGAATAAGCCTAATACAGTAACTCCGATAAAGAATAGAACAGAGATACCAAACCTAGCCCACTCACCCTGCCATATGGCTAGGGTCAGCCAACTCAATAAAGTCAGAGCCATTAGGGGCAGAACTATTTTATTAGGAACTCTGCCGTCTTTCACATCTGATAGCAGGATAGGGATTACAGCACCACCTACATACGCTAGTGGTAATAGGGTTATTAGTAATTGTATTTCGTGTATAGTCATTTGATTTCCTTATTTATCATCTGGGGTTTAGTTACCCTCGTAGTAATCTTTGTGTTCATACTTGCTCTGTGGGTCAAAGATACCACCCTCGCCATTACACTCTGGGCAGGATACTTCATCAACAGCACCCTCTCCCTCGCAAGCCTCACACTCGTTCCAGCATACAGGGCAACTCTCATCACAGCCACTCTCACTTGTGTAAGGGCTTTCTAGCCAGCCGTCATAGTCAAACATTAGTTATCTCCTTTATCAAAGTCTAGTAGCACCTCGTAGCACTCTTGGCACTCAACAGCAACATTAGTATCGGCATAGGATACAACTTCTATATCGTGTCCTATGTGTCGGCTTAGGTCTTTGTAATCGGTAGCACTCATTTATTCCTCTCCCTCAATTTCTATAACCTCTGTGTTAGCACTTAGTAAAGTAACTGCGTCTATCTCTACTCCGTCTTGCCACCATCTCTTTTGAGAGAGGTCTAGCAGGTTGCCCCAGTCCTCTCCCTCTTTAGTATCTATCTCCCAGATTTGGCGTACCTCTACTGTGTATTTAGGCATTAGTTACTCTCCTTTAATTTCTTTAGCATAACTTCGTAGGCATTGTAAGCACCTTCGGCATAAGCATAATCATAATCTAGGTTATGTTTATCGGCTACTTTCATATCCTTTTTAAACTCTCGCATAGCCTTTTTAATAAACTTGGTTAGTTCTTTAATTTCCATTAGTTTCGCCAGTCCTCTCCGATAACTCTCATCAAAGCATTAGGGCTAACTTTTAGAACAGAACATAGGGCAGACATAGTTCCACTCGGTATCTCTCGCTGTAAATGAAAGTACCTAGACAGACTAGATTTCTGGAAACCTGTTGCTATTGCGAACTGGTTGAGTGATTTGTAGCCGAGTTTCTTGTATCTGGCTACGAACCATACCCAAGCGATTTCCTTTTGCTTATTAGTTTTTAACATTTGTTTCCTCTACTTCCTGATTTAAATATTCGCTAAACTGTTTAACGAAATCTTCCTGTGTGTAATGCGTATTTTCATATTGTACCTCGCCTGTATCGGCATTAACAACGATAGGTGGGTTGTCCTCTGTGTAATCCACAGAACTAGCAGAGCCAATACCAAAGCCAGTAGAGCCTTTGTAATTACCCTCTACTATTGCGAACTCATAGAACGCCTGTGCCGTTAGGTAGGTGAAATCACCTACTCGTTCTGTCTTGTTTAGCAGGTTGGCTACGGCAACAGCGTTATCTGTGCCTGACCAATGACCATATATCCTAATTATGCTGTCGTCAATTTCGCTAACGAGGTAGATAGAACTCCTATCGCCCATTTGATTTGCCTTTCTTTCCTGATTTATTTGGCTCTGATGTGTAATGTAGCCAGACCATTAGGGCTAGTGTTTCTAGCCCGAATAGTCCAACTGGCAACAGAACTGCGTAGGTAACTAGCATAGTGTCTAGCCCCTAACTTTTCTACTCTTGATTTGATGTTTTACAACATCTCTAGCAACCTTTACCAATTCGTTAGGATTTTGGATAGTTCTAAAATCGCTAGCGTTGTGTGTGTATTGAGCAAGGCTCTTAGGGTTGGATAAGATTTGCTTAGCGTAGTCCTCGTCACCGAGCCAGACCACACTTACATAACAGCCTTGCTGTACTAGGTTAGCGATTTTCTGGTCACACACAGCAGAGTTAGACCACTCGCCGTCTGTAAGAATAAATACTAATTTAGTTTTAGCAGTTGTATTATCCATTATTCGCTTGGTTTCGTTTAGGCTGTCTATCGGGTCAGTACCACCACCAGCCTCAACTACACGAACGACAGAGGCATTAGCAGGGGTATCTCTGTCGTAGATTTCCTTAGCCCCATAACTAAAGGCAGATACAGACACCTTGCCGTTAATGCGTTCTATGCCACGCTTGATAACCCAAGCCGAACGGCAAGCCGAGCCGATAAGTGACCACATAGAGCCAGACTTATCTATCAAGATACTAGCCTCAATGTCGTACTCGTCGTTGCCCTCTGACCACCTATCAAACAGTCTATCTATCTGGTTGATGTCTGCGTTCATAGCCCTACGAACATTTAACTTGCCACTAGGCTTTTCTCTATCCCACGCTGGGTCACTTTCTATGCGTAGCAGTTCTAGTTCCTGTGCGAACAGCCTACTAGCAGTCACTTCCGACATCTCTGGGGTAAAGTTTCTAGCCCTACCTTTCTCTAGGGTAGATTTGCTACTCCTATCCTTTTGGATAGCCTTGAGTGTGTCTATGACCTTACGCTGTAAAGACTTATCTGCCTTAGCACGATTAACAGCCTCGTTTAATTGCTCAACTACCTCTGACTGTTCGTTGATGAAACCAGCAGTATCAGGATTAACCTCGCCTGTTTCCTTTCCAGCCTCGTTGCCAGCAGACAGCCCACCGAATAGGTTGTCTGTCTTATCGCCGTCTAGGTCTAGCAAGCCCTCTTGTTCTTTCTCGCCAACTGGTCTGCCGTTTCGCATAGGGGCTCGGTAGGTACAGCCATTAGGGTTATCAGGTAGGTCTGGCTTGCCGTTCTCGTCTTGAGGCAACAGAGCAATTAGAACTGTGATTAGGTCTTTGGCTCGGTCATACTGGCGAGGGAATACAAGCGTACGATATTCATTTATGATTTCGTAAATAGCCTGTGCCTTATCAAACCCATATTTAGAAATAAACATCTGGGCAGATATCTTGCGTAGTTCCTGTGAGAAATACTTACGCCCAGCCAGCAGGATAAACTGTTCGCCTAATTTCTCGGTCTTGTTCTCTAGCAGGTAATCACCCAGCAGGGCTACCATAAATGGTCTTACGCTTGGATACTTGAGTGTTAAGAAATACTCGGCTCGGCAGTCCTCAAGGATATTAAAGACCGAGTTTCGTCTAGGGTCTGCCAATTCCTCTGTGGTATAGGTGTGGGTTAAATCGTTTCCGTCACTATCCTTACCATACACATAAGACTTGGTTTTAGTAACTTTCTCGCCTACCCACTTACCCAACGCTGTACCAATGCGAGGTGTAAATAGCAGGTGACCGAGTTCGTGATAGTTAAGACCCTGTAAAGATAGGACTGTGTTTTCGTCAAGTTCCTTAATCAACTTGCCAGAGAACACGATATCTTTGCCGTCATTGTAGGCAGGGGCTACCTCTGTTTCGCTAACAGACACTAGAACATTTAGACCAGTTAAAATCCTGTCGGCTCGTTGATAGACAGACACCACGCTATCTAGCGTGTTGTTGCGAGAGGTGATACCACCACTAGCCCTGTCTTTCTCGCCGTCTAGGTAGAGGTCATACTCCTCTTGGATTTCCATAGATAAATGTAAGCGTTCGTTATAGATTTCGTTTTCTGTTCTACCAGTTTCTTTGGCAACTCGCTTAACAGTATCGTCATCTCTAGCCCAGTCTTGGGCTTTGTAGCCGTTTTCATTGAGCCACTCATAGAAACCCTTGCCAACGCTAATGCTTTCTACGGACTGTCTTGTAATCTTTGGCTTAGGCATTAGTTAGCCACCTCGTCTGCCTCAAGTGAAACATCAACAGCGATACCAAAGCCACTAGCAATACCAGCCTTAGCAGTATCAAAGACCAATTTAACAGCCTCTCGTTCATCATCAGAGAACGAGTTTAAATAGGTTTCTGTCGCATACTCAAGGTCTATGTTCTTTACATTTTTAACAAAAGCCTCAAGACCTCTGGTAGAGATAGGGGTATCTATCTCGCCTCGTTCGTGCTGTTCTCGCAACTGATTAGCAACCTCTAGCAAGGTAGCGTTTCCGATAAGTTTTTTCTCAATAGCCTTATCGTAACCAAACTCCCACTTGTGGGCAAACCTATCTTTCCACGCTTGGTTCATTGGGCGAGAGCCACGATAGTTAGGGTTGTGGTCACCGATAACAACTAGGTCTGGGTGAGCCTTGATTACCTCACCACCATTTTCTAGCAGTTGGATTTCTCGTCTATCGTCTAGCAGACCGAACAGAACTGTTGTAACTCGCTCTGGCATAAAATCTATTTCGTTTAATAGCAATACGCCACCATTACGAACTAGGTCTGTAACAGGTCCGTCTTGCCACTTAAACACGCCAGCCTGTTCTGTCGGTATCCACATACCGAATAGGTGGCTCGGCTCTAGTCCAATGTTGCTAGAGATGTTGTAGTAGCGATAGCCCCTAGAACTTGCCCAAGCGATAACACACATAGTCTTACCTGACCCAGCGTGACCTCTGATTAGTAGGTTCTGGTTATTTGCCTTGATGATGTCCAACATCTCAAAGTCCGTTCTGGTCTTGGTAATTTTGCGATTTAGGTAACGCTTAGCCCAAGAAATATCTGGCACGCTTGCCATTTCCATTTGTGCCTGTGGTCTTGCCATAGTTGGTACTGGGGCTGGTGTTGTCGGGGCAGTCATTACAGGAACGAAAGCGACAGCCAACTCCTCGTCTGCCTCAACCTCAACTGGGGTAATCGGGTTAATGGTTACAGGGTTGGTTCTGCGATTATCAGACACATAGTTAGATAGGCTCTGGTCACCAGCGATTAGTCTGTCGGTTAGTTCTGTAATCCAAACCTGATGTGCTTTGGCATTTTTTTCTGGGTTATACACATAGTCACCAGTAAGGTTGGTAAGCCTACTTGATAGGGCTGTTACATTTCCGTATTTGGCATTAAATACATCTGTGCTGTTGATAGCAACTGCGACAGGTAGGTTCTGTGCGACAGTCTGGGGCAAGGTAGTTACATCTGTGACCTTGTGCCAAGCCTGACCTCTGCCACGCTGTCCGTTAGATACTCGGTGAAATACTAAGACCTCACTCTCGGTTGGAACAATTAGGGTCTGTTCCTTTCCGTCTGTTACTGGGGTAGATACCATAAGGGCAATACTCATAAGATTTGATACTTTCTGTTAGTTGTGGGGCAGACCTCTTGCCTGACCTCTCTCTCCGAGTTTATGCGATAGGCACGACATTTCCTAGAGCCATAAACCTAAATAAGCATTTATTAACCTATTGTTCATCTTTGCCTATAAAGTATCGGCAGCCGATAGAAATTACGGGGCTTTGCTTATTTCTTTGTTTCTACCTCATAGAGAGAGAACTAATAGAGAGTAAGGGATAGGTGTAGCCCTAGTGACTAACAGGCTAGTAACTAACCAACAGGCTAGTAACTAACCAAGTTCGCAAGGTAGCCCACATCTGGGCTTACCCCTGCCTCTCTTTCTGTATTGCTAGGCAGTAGCCTAGCCATTACCACAGTTTCGGCTATTTAGCAAGGATTATAACGAAATCGTTATAATCTCTCTATTCGGCTCATAGCATACTCTCTCTCTATAGTCAATAGGGTATCTCTCTCTGTTATGAAATCGTTATAACCAAGATTAACCGGCCGTTCTCTCTCTGTTAACCAGCTGTTTACTTTGGTGTGGTAAGCGTTTTGTTGCGTTGGTAGCCTTTTAGCCTTAACTATGCGATTGAGCGTAGCGAGCACGCACGGCACGGCTAAGGCTAAAAGGCTACCAACTCAACAATTTCGGGTATGCGAAAGCCCCCAAGCCAGAGAGGGGGCTTGGGGGCTTTGGGCTGGTCACAGAAAGGGGAAAAAGACCAGCCTATAGCGAGGTGGGACAAATCACCTGCTAATTCTTATGTTTTCCTTGTCTATACCACTTTAGAAAGTCGGTGGCACAGGTAATACATAGAGCAGTTGGGGCTACAGTTGGGTCTGTAAGTTGTGTTTTACAGACAAAACACTTCTTACCAGTATAACTACCCATTGTTATCTAGTTTCATCTTACTAGGGTCATAGATACCTAGCAAGGCGAGTAATTCATTAGGGGTCATTAGTAGAGCATAACACAGTTTAGGCAAGAAATACAAAGGCATTGTGCCGTTTCCCTTGAGGTAATTGCCTACAGTTCCAGCAGTTACGCCAAAGTTATTACGCCTACAAAAGTCGGCTAGGGACTTATACCCTAGGCTCTTGTATCTAGCCTCTATTAGTTGTTGCTTACGCTTGCGTTCTTGGGTGTTCCAGTCGTAATAGGCTTGTATTTTCTCATAACGAGTTTCGGCTGGCTCATTTGGGTCATACTTCGGGTATTCCATTATTTACTCCTCATTGTAATTAGTCGTGCTTGTAGTCGGGATAGGGCAATAATGGCTTTACTTAGTAGCCTTATTGCTATGTGGCGTGGGCTTGGGTTGTATCTGTGCTTACTCATTACAGCACTCCAAGTTACAGTAACCACGCAAATCCATACCTAAAGCGTGGGTGATTTCAGGCTCGTTCTCATAGAACTTATCGCCGTCTAGCCATTGAGCCTCATAAGCAAAGCAGTCGCTTTCGTCAATACTGGACAGGTTTATAGTGATGTCGGGGTATTGGCTAGCCAAGTGGTCTAATGCCTCTACTGGTGGTGACCACGCACTTTCTAGGTGATAGGTAATCTCTAGAGAAACTGGCATAGTATCTGGGTCAGTATCGCCCATCTCACCTGCGAGAATAGTAGGCATTTCATAGACAATAGAGGCTTCGTCTGTTATCTCCCACTTAGTTCCCCAGTTACGGCAGTTCCAGTTATACCAGTCGTCGCTGGTCTTGCGTTCCTCTAGTATCTTGACGAGAGCCTGATTAGCGTCAAAAGGCGTGCTGGTCTTATCAGCCTTGTCTATCTCTACCAAGTCAGGGTCAGCCTTTACAATGCTGTCAAAGGCTTTCTTACCCCTCTCTAGGTAGGTATCAAGGTTACTAGGCTTTACTATGTTCCATAGCAAGAATACTCCCTCAACCTGCTCGGCTGGGGTAGGTTCGCCTTTCCAGTTAGTTTCTCCAGCCCAAGGTGTAGTATAAGGCTTAGCAAGCCTATCCTTTATTGCCATTACTGTATCGTAGTCACCAACGATAGTGACTTTACTGCTAGCCCAATTCGGCATTAGTCGTTCTCCTCAATACAAGTGTGGTTATTCCAGTCTTGTTCGGCTGTGTCAGAATAGTTATCCACTATAAATCCACAATGGTTACATTTAGTCCAGCGTGCCATTAGTCGTTCTCCTCTTTCTGTTTGATAAGGAACTCTAGGTCATCAGCAAGTTCATACCCAGTCTGGGTGAACTCAATGTGACCTGATAGTGTTTGCTGTGCCTCTCCAATGAACTCTGACCATACTCTCTCTACATCTGCTCTATCTAAGCCTGTATCTACAAAGTAGGTCTTGTCCCAATACTCCACAATGATTTCATCATCTAGAGCATTGTCTTTTAGTATCTGTGCGATTAGGTCTTTTACCTTCATCTCTCAATTCCTTTCTGTGAATTGTAATACGAGTTTATACCTATCTCTCTCTAAATAGCAACTCTCCTGCGTGTATTCCAGGTAAACATTAGATGAACAACAGGTGAACAGCCCTGCCAACTCAACAATTTAGCCATTTAGCCATCCGACGATCCGGAGAAGATGGCTAAATGGCTAAATTGTTGAGTTGGGAAAGCCCCCTAGCGTGATGAATGAAACGCTAGGGGGCTTTTATGCCAGAGAACCAGTCTGGCTTGGGTTGAGGGGCTGGGCTGGGAGAACCAGCCCCTCAAGTCTGTTGGTTAGTCTACCTCTACCTCTGTGTCGGAAATGTCAAATCCGTAACCAGCCTCGTCAAGGTCGCTGTTGGTAACGGTAGCTTCGGCTGTAATGTTTAGGTCGCTCTCAATGTCGTCCCAGTCATAACCTCTAGGGGCTGTTACCTCTAGTGAGCCAGTAATGGTAATGTTTACTGTCTTAGTGACTTCTGCCTCAATGTCAAAGATTTCGCATAGTTCGTCACGAACTTCCTCGTCAATGTCGTTCCAGTTGTCGTCAAGAAATGTCTCAAGTTTGGTGACTTTCCTGATTAGTTCCTGCCACTTCACATACCACTCTTGCTTTTCGGTTTCTAAGCTTTTTAGGTTTTTGTGTAGGTGAGTGAGTTCGTGGCGAATAGTTACCTTGTCGCCCCCAGTTACCCAGCCGTTATCTATGTAGCCATAGAACTTTACTTCTAGGTCTAAGACATCTGCTAGTGGCTTTACTGGTGTTGTTGCTAGTTCGGTCAGACCTGCCTCTGCGAGTTTTTCCTCAACAGTTAGTTCTGGCTTTGGTTCTTGGTTCTCTTGGTTCTCATACATAGTAATCTCTCTTTCTGTAGGTTGTGTATTGCTATGTATTACTATTATGGCAGTTGGGGGTGGCAAAACCCAAATCCTAGAGGCAAACTCTAAGTAAAGCTTTTGTGAACAACAGGTAAACGGATCTCCCAACTCAACAAAGCCCAAAGCCCGATCTTTATTAGGGGCTTCGGGCTTTGGGCTTTGTTGAGTTGGCACGAAAAAACCCCCCAGCGAGAACCTTGGGAGTTCGCTGGGGGGCTGGTATTATCGGGCTAGACACCAACACACCCGATAAGTCTAACTAGGCTGGTGAGCCTCTGGCTCTACCTCTACCCACTCGCCGTCTATGAACTGTTTTTCGTTCACTAACTCACTAATAGCCCCTGAGTATAGGTCATAGTAAAAGGCGTATAAATCAACCTTTTGTAAATCCTCTATTGTTTCGGCACTGTCATAGCCAAACTCTTTCCACCTGTTTTGATACTCAAAGTCTAGGCTAGCCCAGTCTAATTGAATGTTAGCCGTATAAACTGGAACTGCTCCGTCGGCGTATTCGTGAGCGATGTCCTCGGGATAAGGTCGCCCTAAAATCCACTCTCGGTTATCCCAGATTTCTTGGTTGATTTCTGTTTCTGTCCAAAGTGCCATTTGCTGGTTCTCTCTTTCTGTTTGGTGTAGCCCCTTTGGCTACTCTCTTATACTAATGCCACCTAATGACTTATTAGGTAGCGAGCTGATGAATGTCAGGTTAATATTAGGTAAACGGATCAAGCCAACTCAACAAAAGCCATTTAGCCAACCCTCTTATCTAGTGGGTGTTATGGCTAAATGGCTTTTGTTGAGTTGGCAAAAACCCCCTAGCAAGTCAGGTTGCTAGGGGGCTGGTCTTTGCCGGTTTATCCGTAAGTCAGTTCACCGAAAATCGCATACTGGATAACCATATCGCCAAAGCAAGCGTCAGCGTCCTCAATGTCTAGGGAGTAAGTGCCACAGTGCTTCTGCCCTGCGTTTAGAGCCAACTGGTATCCCTTTGCTAGTTGCGCTAGCGTAACGGTGTGCCACTTGTCTTCTTCCTCGTCATACAACTTAAAGTCCTGTGGGTTAGGCTCGTAGTCTGGCAAGTGCCAAAGGCTAATCTTGCTACCATCAGGCTTACGGATTTTACTCGCCCAGTAGGTAATACCTGCGCCATCACAGCCCCAGATACCTTCCCACAAATCATCAAGCGAAACCTCTACGCTTACAGTGATTACCTCGCTCATTAGTATCCTGCCTTTTCTAGAATAGCAAGCACAGTATCTACCTGCTCGTCGGTTAGTTTCTCTATTGCTTCGGTGTTGATTACACTCTCGCCGAATAGATTTTCCATTGGTTCTCTCTTTCTTTTAGGTAGCCCTTTTGGCTACATACTCACTCTATACCACAGGCGACCAGACAAGGTAGCCGGTGAGTAAATGGCAAATGAACGTTAGGTGAACAAAGCAGCCAACTCAACAAATAGCCAACAGCCATACATCCGATCAGGATTAGTATGGCTGTTGGCTATTTGTTGAGTTGGCATAAAAAAGCCCCAGAGCGAAAGGGGGGTCGCTCTGGGGCTGTGGTTAGAGTAGGGAAATGAGAGAACCTACTCTAAGTTTGTTTCGTTGTTTAGTATGTAAAGCACATACAAAGTTTCTGTTTTTTCTGTATGAACAAAAGTATACTTAGGAAACTTTCTGCGTAAATAAGTTATTTCGGTTCGCTTTACAGGGTTATTGTAAATAGCCCATTGGTTCGGGTGTTTTGTAAGTTCTGTTAGAAACGGCTCAATGTTTCTAATAGTGCTTCCTGCTCTGCCTTTTTTTGGAACTAGGCTTTCGTCAATAAACTTGATTTCCATTAGTTTTCCTCCTCATTTTCGCCAAAGGCTTCTCTGGCTTCTTCCATTAGACCCATAGCATCTCGTAACGCTTGGTCTAGGCTGGTGAAACCCTGTATCCTAATCGGCTCAATAGGTTCTAAGCCTTTGTAGTCGTTACAGGTTGGGCATACTGCTTGCTCGGTGTGTGTTCCGTCAAATACACAAACGCTCATTAGTTCTCCTCATCCTCGATAATGGTGTTATTGGTGTTGTCTGGCTCGTCGTGAGGTTCGCCACACTCATCACATTTTTCTTCACGACACTCAAAGCAAGAGCCGTCTAGGTCTAGTTCTCGTTCGCAACCTCCACAGACCTCTTCGAAGTCGATAGACTCGGTGCCAGAGTAGTAAGAGTTCAGGTCAGACAAAAACGCCTTCTCTGCCTCTTCTTGTGTGTTGCCTTCTACTACACCCTCGTATTCATAGAGGGCTTTGATTTTGTAAAATGCCATTTGGTTCTCTCTTTCGTTTCTCATTTATGTAGCCTTTTGACTACTCTCTAATACTAGGGTATAGGGCACGCCCACAGGTAGCCGTCAGGTAAAAGCCAGATGAACAACAGATGAACAGATCGCCCCAACTCAACAAACAACAGCCAGCCAGCTTTTATATAGCTTTGGCTGGCTGTTGTTTGTTGAGTTGGCAAGAAAAAGCCCCCCTGCTCCTAGATTTAGCAGGGGGGCGGTGTTGGCGAGGGGATGAATGGAAACCTCACCAAGTCTATTTAGTCCTCGCCGAAGAACTCCTCGGCTGTGAGGGTGTGAGAGCGTTGAGTTTCTTTGATACGCTCCTGCTCATCACGCTCCTTAACTAACGCCTCAATTTCGGTGTAATAGTGTTCTTGGTAATAAATCCAGAGGTCAAGGTGCATTAGGGTATAAATGCTGTCTGGCAGAGTGTCGGTCATTTCATTAAACCTATTTAGATACTCAGTAGGTAATGAGCGCCACTCGTCTAGGATTTCACTGTGCCACACTGGCACGCCACTATCGGCGTATTCACCTGCCAAGTCTTGTGGATAAGTCTGCTCCAATAGGTATTCTTTATCAGCTAAGATTTCTGCCTTAAACTGCTCTGGTGTATAAAGTGCCATTTTGTAGTTCTCTTTCTCTCAATTTGTAGCCCCTTTGACTACTCTCTAACTCTACACCCCTAGGGGGACTTACTAGGTAGCGACGAGGTGAATGTCAAATGAACAGCAAGTGAACAGATCGCTCCAACTCAACAAAGCCACAAAGCCATACACCGATCTAGGTAAGTATGGCTTTGTGGCTTTGTTGAGTTGGCATAAGAAAACTCCCCTGCCAGTTTCGGCAGGGGAGTCCTTTTCTTGAGAGAGAAACTTATCCCTCGACCTCGAGCAATACCTCGAAGCCGTATGCGTCTTTTATCCAATCAGCGTTTAGCGTGAATAACTTTTCTACAACCTCAGAATAACCGAAATCTTCATCAGTAATCCACTCAGTTCTAGTTTCGCCGTCATTGGCAGTAAATACCTTAGCGTATTCTACGCTAACCCGATAAACCTCACCAGCGAACCTAGCGTCAAAATCCTCAGCGACAGACTCTAATCCCTTAGCATTCCATTCCTTTCTCAAGTCATAGATAACCATTGTGTGCCATTCGCCTTGACTAAATCCCTTTAGTCCATAGATAAGGAACGGAATACCCTCGCCTGTGAAGTAATCGCTAACGGCGTCCTCAATTAGAGTGCCGTCCGAAACAATTTCCTCAATTTCAGTCTTGGCGTCATCATCAGTGGAATAACGGGTGAAGTTGTTTGGAGCGTGGAGTGTCTGAACGCCTAAGCCAATATTGCGAGCAACCTGATCGATAGTGTCATAGTCCTCTTCATAATCAGCAACAACTCTCACGCTTGGGCTAATTTGGAATACTTGTTCTCTTTTTGTTTCTACTAACATAATTACTACTCTCTCTTGTGAGCAAGTCCTCTGTGCCTTGCTTCACTTACTACAATACACCACGCCAAGCGTGTTAGCTAAACGCTAGGTTGATGTTAGGTGAACACTAGGTGAATAAGCCTGCCAACTCAACAAATTAGCTAATTAGCCGATCTAAGGTTACACCGGCGGCTAATTAGCTAATTTGTTGAGTTGGCGCAAAGTTCACCCACTGTTCATCTCTGAACAGCAGGTGAACTCTGGCTGAACTTTAGTCCTCTGCTGGCACGCCGTTCTGGTAGTCCTCAATGCTGTCGTAAGATACGCCCTCAACTCTAATTGCCCCGTGGCTGTGGATGAGGTAATCAGTTTCACTTGACATCATAAGAACTTGCTGGAGGTTAGCAATTAGAGTTCTAGCCGCTTCACGGGTAATCTCAACCTGAACTGCTGACGGCTGAACTAGCCCGTCCTCTAGGTGATAGAGGTTGCGAATGGTTAGGCTAATGTCAGCGTTTCCAGTGTGTCTGCTATCATTTAGCAGGATGTTAGTTTCTACTCTCACTTGGTTCTCTTTCTATTTTGGGCAAACTCTCTTGGTTTGCCTCACTTACTAACTTACAGGATTACACCTAAACAATAGGTATTAGTTTGATGAACGGCAGATGAATTAAGAATTAACCTGCTGTTAACCTAGGGTTCACCCCCCGTTCAACTCAACAAAATAGCTGGCAACAAACAACGTTGCCTAGCTATTTTAAATTGTTGAGTTGGCGGCTGTTCACCAAAAGTTCATCTAATGTTAACTTTCCCCGAAGGGAGGAGGGCTGGTTTCCCAGCCCTCCTGTTTGCTAAGCTTCTAGCCCTGCGATTACCTGTTCTTTGGTATCTGTTGGTTCTACCCCTGGCTTGCTGTAATCAGCAAGTAGGCAATCCTCATCACAGATAACTCTAACCTGTGCCCTGCTCCACAGCCCTTGGTGAGTATTACACCACCAATCAAATCCGTCTGCCTTGTCGCCTGTAAAGTAATCGCTTAGGTTTCTGTCCAAGGCTGGTATCCAAATTTCTGGGAATTTCCAAGGCTTTTCCAAGGCATAAGTATCAAACTTTAAACCTCGTGCCTTGTAAGCGTTTAGAATTGAGCCGATTAGGTTGAGTAGTTCTAATGAACCTAGTTCATCAATTCTTTCTAGATAACTTTTTTCCATTTGTTTGTCCTTCTTGTTTGGAGGTTTGGGGGAGGTTGCCCTCCCCCGTCGCCTGTTTGATTAGTTAGTTCTAGTGGTTAGGGAAATTGGAAATTGTGAGTAAGTTCCCTCAGTACAATAGGTTAGTTTTCCCCAAGGTGTGTGGATAGAGTAGTTGTATCCCTCGCAGTTAGGCTCGTGGTTCTTGTCGCAGTTTGTCTCCAAGTCAATTTTTACGGGTTCTACAAACTCAATGTGGTTATTTTCCCAAATTGCCATTACATAGCCATACCATAGTTCATTTTCTGGTCCAGAGGTAATGTGTTGTTCGGTAATTCTAATTTCCATTTTGGTTCTCTCTCTAATCTGGAGAGGTTCTCTTGCCCTCTCTCAATTACTACATTACAGGATACTTATTTGGATCTATACCAATTCAGATGAACGTCAGGTAAATTAATTGTTCACCTAATGTTCACCTAACCCCCCGCCAACTCAACAATTTATGGCAACGAAGTTGCCTATAAATTGTCAAAAAAGCCTGTTAGCTATGCTACAGGCTTTTTTGTTGAGTTGGCAAGGCTTAGCCAGCCGGGGTCTCCGGCTGGCTTGCCTAATCCCTCCTAGTGTCCTGACTTGTAGAGTTCTAGATACTGCTCAATGGCTTGGAGCAAAGCGTTGTGGTTGCCCTCGTAGCGTTCCACTAGATACGCAAAACGCTTAGCCCAAAGTTTGCGGCGTTCGTCTTGGATGTAGTAAACGGCAGCTGAATAGCCCTGCTCCTCTAGAGTGTGGTAGCCGACATCTTCGCAAGTCCAGCAAGCGTTTTCCATGTCGTAGCCAGCAGTGAACTTGCCGTGGCAGCAAGAGCCTTGGGCGATACGCTCACGCAAGTATGCGATTTGAGCGTTCTTGACGGCAATGGCTTCACGGGCGATTTGTGCGTTTAGCATTTGGTTCTCTCTACACCCACGCCCCTTGCGTGGTGTGTCCTCTCAGTCTAGCAACCTAGAAATAGATCACCCTCTCTCTAAGATGAACACTTGGCAAACAACTTAGATCATTTTTATTCATCTAATGTTCACCTAGGGGCCCAACTCAACAAAGGCTATTGACAGCAAAGCTGCCTAATAGCCTTATAATACCTAGGCTATGTATATCATAGCCAGGTATTATTGTTGAGTTGGCGAGGGTCTCCTCTGCTCCCCGAGAACGCCAAGACCAGCCCCCATCGCTGGGGGCTGGCTGGCTGATTACTTACATAACTTTGTGTCCGCAATCACACTTTTCATCGTGGTCGCCACCCAGTGAGCCTTCTGGCAAGCCTAGACTACGCTCCAACAAGTCTAGCCCAGTCCAGAAGGACTCACGCCATCCTGGGCTGTCATCCCAGTCCTGTTGGTGATAGTAGTCTAGAGCATACTCTATCTCGTTCACTAACTGATTAGCGGTTTTTGTAATTGGCTGGTCGGATAGGGTTGCCCAGATTTGTTCTTTTATCATTTTGTGTCCTTATCTATTAGGTGATCTTGTGTGTATTGGTAAAGCCTGCCTAGTAAAAATGATACTACTAAGCCTAGTACTACAAGCCAGTGTGTTGGCATTTGTTTGTCCTTTGTTTAGGGGTTCAGGGGGGGATTGCTCCCCCCCGTCGCCTGTTTGTTTATTCTGCTGGTTCTACTTTAGCCAAGGTGATTAGTACTGTGATTAGTTCTTGGCGTTCTGCTGGTGTTAGTTCCAATGCGATTTCCACAACTGTACCAGAGCCGTTAGCCCCGAGAGTGTGAACTAGCAGGTTGAACATTCCCTTGTCGCCGAAGGTGAAACCCCCGAAGGTATAACGCTTTACATTTTCCATTTTGTTGCCCCTTTGTTTTGTGTGAGCCTTGTTGCTCACAAATACAGACTAAGGCTCTTAGGTAAACAAACAATGCTAGTTAGGTGAACGTCAGGTGAACAATTCCAAGATCGTTAGGTTAACAGCAGGTGAACAGGGGGGGTAGGTTAGGTGAACGCCAGGTAAACAGGCCGGCAGGACGCAGATACGATTGACGACCCAAAAAAGTTAGGCAGTAGCCTAACTTCGTGCCCAAAGGGCGGGGGGAGGCGGCGCAGCCGTTACGGCTTCGTTACCAAATCGTTACTAAATCGTTATAATTCAAATCACCACGTGCTATGCAAACTGTATTAAATATTTGATTATCTCTTTGTTTTAATAGGAATACCTATTTAGCAGTGCTAGCTGCGCCGCCCTATGCAAAAATTACCCTCTGGATATTCTCAGCAATTAATGCTATAATCACCCACTTATCATTTATACTAAAGTAATGGCAAACATTTCTAATAAGCAAAGACGTAAGATAGCTAAATCACAAACTATTATGACTCAGCGGGGTTTTAAAGCTGATAAAGAGGCTATCCTAGGCAATCCTGACGGCCCTGTTAACCAAAAATACAATAAAATGTGGTCTAAAAAAACTAGGGCAACAGAAAATGAGTTTAACAACGCTGAGACTACTATGGGTAGAACCGGGCATTTTAGAGAAGGTCTAAACTTATTTAAAACTGCTCAAGCAAAATCAAACATTAGAACCGATGCGATGTTTAACCCTAAGTTTGAAAAAATGGCAGACAAGGCTTATAACCCTGGTCCTAAGTCAGGATTCCTAAGTAAGGCGAAGAATAAGTAATGAGACCTAAGAAAACGCAATTGAAAAAAAGCGGTGCTGATACCTCACGCAACGCAGCCGGTAAGAACACCTACAGTTTTGGAAATGGTGTAACAGCTCACCTAAGTGATTCTGACCTAAAGCACATGGCCCGTACCGATATGCCGGGCCATGAGTGGCATCCAGCTGACCCTAACGCGGCTAGGGACTGGGATAAGAGTAACCCTCACCACACTTACCTGGATTATGTAAATGGCTGTAAGAAGTGTGAAGACCTGGAAAGCAAGCGGATGCACCCTAACGGCTCTAAGCCTTGGGAGTAAAGTGAAACCACGCGGGCTATACGAGGAGTTTGCACACGGCCGTGCGCCCGAACTGCATCAAGTGCTAGGTGTATTCACCCAAAATAATGCCGTTTTAGGACTAAATGTCATGGATGCACGTAGAATTAATGATGGTATCTTTACTGGTCCAAAAGGTGCCTACCAACGCTATAATGTTTCTGGACAAGCAACAAACGTTGCACAAATACCTTACGGGAGCTCACAATGAAACCAACTGATGGTCAATTTGATAAAGTACATAGTGAAACTATGGGACACCTTAGTAACGCCATTAAATTAACTAGGGGCCTTGCCGATATCTACAGCAACCCTAATATGTCTTCTTCTCAGAAAGAAGCCGCTGTAAACGCTCTAAACTCCTCTATGAGAAGCCCTGAGCAGCCTACAAGCACAGAACATGAATATAATGACGCAATGGCTAATGACCCTCGCTACGAGACTCCTGAAGCCTCTGAGGAAAAGGGAAATGCGATGTTCAAAGCAGAACAGGAAAAGAACAATGGCTGAAAAGAAAAAGGCAACTGGTAAGAAGACCAAGACCCTGGCTGGTAAAACAGCTGACGGTAAAAAGGTTTATGGCCCATTTAAGGGTTCAAAGTCTAATGGCGGACGCCCTATGATGTCTGTTGTGAATAAGGATGGCTCACGCACATCTATTTCGGCCGCTAAATATAAATATGAAAAAACACACGGCAAGTTGCCTAAAGGCGTGGATGTTGACCACAAGGACAACAATCACTCTAACGACAACTCTGGAAACCTACGCGCTCTAAAGCACGGTAAGAACACCGCTAAAGAAAACAAGCGTCGCGTTGGTAAGAAAGAAAACGACAAGTAATGCACCCAAAAGACGAGCAGATGCCCCGTAAATATAAAGGCCAAGGCGGAATGAGCCCTTATGATGCTTTTATTGATTACTACAATGAAGAAAACCAGCGTGAAGAAGACACCGCTAACGCTGTTAAATCAAAGCGTTCTATCAAAGATATTGATAAAGAATACAAAAAGACCGGCAAGACTCTAGAAGTAAGCGGTGATGCTATTAATAGGGCTAAACGTGGCAAGCCTTCTAAAAAAGGCTGGGATATTGCAAAAGATGTCTGGGACTCAATGTCTGAGGCAGAAGCAGCAAAGCACAAAAAATAATTCGGTTTAGATAAGAAATCCGAAACAACTCCCGCCATACTTAATAATATGGCGTTCCGATCAAACGTCTTTAAATCTATCTCTAGAGAAAGTACAAATTAATGTCAAATAACCTAGGTGACGTGCAGGATAGCGGTACGCTATACCCTGTTACCACACAAAAAATCTCTGGTGCAGTAACTAACAGCACTAGCGTAACTCTTTCAGCGTCTAACTCAGCTATCGTAGTTGGTCAGGTAGTTACTGGTCCTGGTGTACCAAACGCTAACGGTATCACTGCTGCTACTACTGTAACTGCAATTAACAGCACTTCATTGACCCTAAGCAACCCTGCTACTCTTGTAGATGGTGTTGTTCTAAACTTTGCTGCTGCGTCTAACTTAAACATCCAGACTGACTTCGTATGGAAGAACATCGCTATTCAGTCAAACGACGACCGCGCAACTACTGCTGCAAACGCTATTGGTGGTGCAGGTGTTCAGTCTGTAACTATCTCAGGTGCAAGCAGCGATGGTAAGGTTACTACCTTCACAACTTCAGCCGCTCACGGTCTAACCGTAGGTGCAACAGTAAACACTGGTATTTATGCTATCGGTGGAACTGTAGCTGCTCCAACAGCTGGTACTACCGTTCTAGCGACCACAGGTTCATCTTCATCAGTAACTCTTGCTGCAACTACCGTTACAGCTGACACTACTCAGAAGACTGTTACCCTAACCACTTCTGCTGCTCACAACATCAGCGTTGGTGAAACCGTTATCATTTCTGGTGGTCTAACCACTGCTGCTGTTTACAACGGTACTTTCACAGCTTTGGCTGGTACAACTGGAAGCACACTAGTAGTTGCTAACGCTGCTGCTGCTGTAGCATCTCCTGCTAACACAACCACTGCTTGTACTATCGCTGTTTACCACTTCGATGTTAACCAGGCTGTAATCCTATCAGTACCTTCAACAACTACCTTCACTATTGCTCAGGCCCTTTCAAACATTAACTCAGTTGCCGCTTCTAATAAGACTGCATCACTAGAGGTTGTAGGAGACTCTTCATGGGGTTACACCACTCCAGTACAGAGCGCTCGTCTAGCAGTTGATTCAATCACTAAGACCATCAACGGAAACTCATACGCAACTCCTGTATATGACGGAAACCTAGTTGATTCAGCGTACTACGGCTTCCCAGCATACAATACTGGTAAGTACAAGGCAACAGCTGCTGCTGTTGGTTCAAAGTCTGGTTCTGCTTACATTTATGTAACTGCTCCAAACAACTTGTCTGACTTTGTAACTCTAGGAACAACTACAGTAAGCATCACTGGTTTCACTGTTGCTGGCCTAAACGTAACTGGCGCTACTGTTGTTGCCGCTAACCTAGATGGTTTTGTGGTTGCTGGTACTAACGCACTTCTAGGAACTTCTGTTACTGGTCAGAACGCACTTGTACAGGTTGTCGGTTGGGGCGTTGCTAACTACAACGTTACTGCCGCTGCTGTTGACGCTACTACAAACACCAAGTACATCTACACCGCACAGAACAACCTACAGGTCGGTGACGTCGTAACCGTTACAGGTCTAACTAACAGCGTATTCAACGTTGCTTCTCAGACCGTAGCTGCTGCAACTGCAACTAGCTTCACTCTAACCAGCCAGACTGCATCAACTGCAGGTCTAACCATCACTGGTCAGGTCGGTAAGGTTGAGTACTCAGCTGCTATTACTAACGTAGATGGCGGTTACTCAAGCGGTACTTTCGGTTACCTAGTTCCTAACGTAATTGGTAAGACTGCTACTTCTGCTGTAGATGCATTTGCTGACCGTGGTATTACCCTTACCGCAGGAAGCACTACTTCAAAGGCTAGCAAGACCGCTGATGGTGTATGGAGAACTGCTGGAAGCGCTTTGACTCAAATTGCTACTAGCGCTACTCACGGCCTTGTTGCAGGTGACACCTTCACCGCTGCTAGCATCACTGGCGTGACTGACGGTGATTACACTGTGCTATATGTGATTGACACATCAAACTTTGTGTTTGTGTCAGGTTCAACCGCAGTTCAGACAACCGCTTCTGGTGGAACTGGAACTGTTATTGGTAAGGTAGGAACTGTACACTCTACCACCCCTGCAGGTAACGCCCGCACTACAACTGCTACTGCTACTTACAGCCTCTGGGCTTAATCACTAAATAATAAAACCCCGGTCGTTTGGCCGGGGTTTTATTATTTAAACTGCTAAAATTACTAAAAAGATAGGATTTAATAATGGCTGATAATATTGAAAAATCTGCTGCTGATAGCATGGCAAGTTCCGAAAAATACGGCGGCTTTGCAAAAATGAGGAACCTTACAAACATTCTCATGGGAAGAACTAGATCAACTACTGATTCAGATGGCGGTAGCTCAACTGGAGGTAGCTCAACTGGCGGCGGAGGAAGAACCGGTAACGGCTGGACTGCAGAAGATTACAAGAACTACGGTGATTGGCAAGAGCGCCACTATGGTCTTCACAATGACGCAGAAGATAAAAAAGTTTACCGTGAGGCTAAGGGACTTGAAGCTAGAAATGATATAGAAGATATTGCTAAAAATAGAGACCTTGGCAGAGAGATACAAAGAAGACGACTTGATTCAGTGGGTTATGGCCCTGGTTTTCAAGGTACAAGCCAGCAACAGGCTAAACCGGGCGGTAGAAGGTCTACAACAACCGCTGCACCTGGAACAACTGCAGTAAAAACCACAACCACTCCTGTTAAAAAAACACGTGGCAAAGCTGTTGCACAAGTGGACTATAGGTCTAATCCTACATTAGATGCAAAAAACAGAGAACCAAACTTTGGTAAAGTTACCCCTAAAGATTTAACTACAACCACTGTTAAACCGGCAACTACTCGTAAAACACGTGGAAAACGAGCTTAAAGTAGATATACGCCGTAAAGGGCCTCTAGCGGCCCGTACAGGCGCTATTACATCTACTGATGTATATGAACGCTTAGAGAGGCCTGTAGGCCGCTCTAAAGAGTTTTTTGATGCCCTTATGCGAGTGTATGCCCCTGTAGTTTCCGGAATACCTACTCATATGAAAGAGCAAGGTCGATGGGACAGCTAAAAAAACACAAAGTTAAAAAAGAGTTTCAAAAAGAAGCTCTATTTAAACCTGCACAAGTAAAAGATACGCGATTCGGTATTCGTAGAATATATTTGGGACAAACGGAAAAGCCAACCACTTTTTCATACATGGACCCTAACACCAACTGGTGGGGCACTAGATAATAGGATTTTATGGATACCAGTCAAATTATTGCGTCAATCTCTGGCCTCTGTGCGGCTCTTAGCCTAATTGGCTTTATAGTTGCCCGATTAATTAAAGGCCACACTAGCGAAATAGTAAATACTCTTGTAAGAGACTATTTGTCAGAACTTAAGCCAAATCACGGCTCATCTCTTAAAGATGACGTTTTATCTATTAAAAAAGACATCACAGACCTTAAAGTAGACATTGCTACTCTAGAAGGAAAGTTTGACCAGCATATCACGGAGAACTTTAACTAAATCTGTTATTATTAATTAATACACTATAAGAAGAAACTTATTACGGTCAAATGAAGATAATTAAAACACAGGCTTATCAAGCCCACCCAGTACCTAGTCATGTGTACTATCCTCCGGAAGACCCACTAGAGCCAGACATTACAGCTCAACCTGAACAGGCGATGGATGATGAAGAGCCGGACTATGAAGAGCGCATATTTAGATGCAAGCATTGCCTTGACCTTGTTCTTGAATTTGATATAGAAGACCACGAGTGTGATAACTAATGGGTGACCGCGAAAATACTAGCTATTGGTTAGACGTTTTACTGCAAGGCTCTCAAGACGGGGCGTCTGCTCCAGAAGATGAAAACTTTGAAATCGATGAGCCTGCGGCATCCATGCCCAATATGCTTCCTACTATTTCCACAAATCCTAAAAGACCCAGAACAGTAAAAGCTGGTTTTGACTACACTACATTTAAAATGATAGTAGTATTTAGAGACGGAACTTGGTGGCAATATAATGGAGTTCCAGTTCAGATTTGGGAAGGTTTTAAAGCAGCAGCGTCTAAGGGAAAGTACTTGACTTCTTCTGGCCTAGACTCTTGGCCAGACATGGGTCCCGCTGACATGGCTGCATTATCCAAGGCCCAAAGAACACAGATAAACGATATGAAGGGTTATTTAGATAACATCTATAAAGGATAAATAATATGAAATCAGTTGGTCCACTATACATTGACACTATTAAACTAAAACACCCAGTATTCCCAATGTTTGAATGGGGCTGGAGCCAGGAAACTGAACACCCATTTAGAGCTAGCAAGGTTTGCCTAGTATTCTGGGTTCCTTTTGCCCCTAGGGGATATGCCATCGGCCTTTGGGGTAACCCAATCGATGAAGACGAAGCCCTTAATAAAGTCTTTAAAGTTAGGAAAACCGAAGCTAAGGAGATTAGAGAATGGTAAAGCTTTTTAAAAAGAAGCGTTGGGACAAGCCTTTTTCTGAAAAGATATCCCGCAGAGTTAAGCGCATATCTACCCCTGACCTGAGTGTGTGGGCAGACCAATCTATTTATGAATTAGGTAGGTTGCTTAACATTTACCAGCGCATTCGTACTCCAGAGGCGCTTAGAGAAGTGCTTTTAGGTGCTGAGGCACTTCATGCTGTAATTGATGAATTAGATAAAAGAACAAACGAAAACTAACCTAGTTAATTATTTTTTTATGTTATCATTAATAAGCCAACCTTCCTTCTCTCCCGTGTGGCACTTAGTAACCCTGAGTCTTATCGGCTCAGGGTTACTTTACTATTAAGGCATAATATGAGTGAATATGACGATTTTGAAGAAGTAGATGAAGAACTCGAAGAACAACTAGAGGTCTACGAAGAGCTGTATGATGACGGCCTGGATGAACTGTCGCGTGAGTTTGTTGACCAACTAATTGATAAGATTATGATATTTATGACTGCCTTAGTCGGTCACCCACTACGCGTTTATCAAGAGCCTTTAGCCAGACGTATTATCGAGTCTGTTGTAATTAACGAAGGTGAAGAAATTACCGCTCTGGCTTCTCGTCAGTCAGGTAAGTCTGAGACCGTGGCGGATACCGTAGCGGCGTTGATGGTTATCTTGCCACGACTTGCCAAGATGTACCCTGACCTACTAGGTCGCTTTAAAGACGGCCTGTGGGTAGGTTTGTTTGCCCCTGTTGAAGGCCAGGCTGAAACCCTGTTCTCCCGTGTTATTTCACGACTTACCAGTGAGCACGCGTTGGCAGTCCTTGAAGACCCAGAGATTGATGATGAGGCTAAGAAAGTCGCTGGTGTGACTAAGCAAGTTAAACTTCTTAAGTCTAACTCCTCAGTTATGATGATGACAGCTAACCCTAGAGCAAAGATTGAGTCTAAGACCTTCCACCTTATCGTTATTGATGAGTGCCAAGAGGCAGATGACTTTATTGTGGCTAAGTCAATTGGTCCTATGCTAGCGTCTACTAACGGTACTATGGTAAAAACTGGTACCCCTACCACTCACAAAAACAATTTCTATCGCGCTATTCAACTTAACAAACGCCGCGCTACTGGCCGTGGTGGTAAGCAAAATCACTTCCAATGGGACTGGCGTGACGTAGCCAGAGCTAGCGAGGACTATGGAAAGTTTGTCCGTAAAGAGATGCTTCGTATTGGCGAGGACTCTGATGAGTTCCAGATGGCTTACAACTGTAAGTGGCTTCTAGAACGCGGTATGTTCGTTACTTCAGGCGTTATGGATGAGCTTGGTGATACTTCTCAGAAGACCGTAGAAGCTTGGCACCGTACCCCTGTAGTTGTAGGTATTGACCCTGCCCGTAAAATGGACTCCACAGTAGTCACCGTGGTTTGGGTAGACTGGGATAGACCTGATGAATTTGGGTATTTTGACCATCGCGTGCTTAACTGGCTAGAGATTCAGGGAGATGACTGGGAAGACCAGTATTTCCAAATCGTTAACTTCCTTGAGAATTACGACATTTTGTATGTAGGTGTAGACGCCAATGGTGTAGGAGATGCTGTAGCCCAGCGTCTTCGTCTTTTGCTTCCTAGAGCAGAAGTTATCTCTGTCGGAAGTAGCCAGCAAGAACAGTCTAAGCGTTGGAAGCACTTAAAGACATTGATTGAACGCCGTCTTATTGGTTGGCCAGCGCACGCTAAGACTCGCGGACTTCGTAGATGGAAGCGTTTTTACCAGCAAATGACTGACCTTGAGGTTAAGTTCCAAGGCCCTAACTTCCTTGCCCATGCCCCTGAAGAAGCCCATGCCCATGATGACTTTGCCGACAGTCTAGCCATTGCTTGTAGTTTAACTATGGATTTGACTATGCCGAACGTAGAAGTAAGTTCTTCGCCTTTTTACAGATAATTTGTGTTTATCCTGCAAAAATACTGTTTTAGTATAAAACTTGTATAGAGGCCTCAACCTTTTTATTAGGAGATATTAATGTCACTTGCACCAGACCCACAGTTCCCAGAGCGTGCCCCACTAACTTACGACCGTAAGATGGCTGCAGCAGCTCCTGGCCAGCGCGGACCACTTCGTTTTGAAGAAGGTATCGCAACCGATACAGACGTTCCAGACCAGTTCATTCTTGGTGCACAGCAGGGTTACACCCCAGCTGCTGGTCGTCCAAACCGCAACGCCCCTGTCCACACCAAGACTGCTGAAGAAACCATGAGCGAACGCGCTCACGTTGGTTCAGCTGCATGGGTGGAGTCACAGGACTACCTAAGCGAGTTCTCAGGCGCAGCCTTTGAGGACCACGGTTCAAACGTATACGAAGAGGTTATTCGTAACGGTTCACGCCAGCAGCACCCGAACCCAGCTCAGGTTCAGGACTAGGTTCTAGCGTTTAACCCCGTCTGCCCTAATAGGTGGGCGGGGTTAAGCTTCTTATAAGGCGGTGAATTATGGCTCTCGTTAAGGGTCAAGAAGTAAAAGAGACGCCCCAACAATACCCTGCAAACCCGCGTCTTTGGAACCTGATTACTACCCAGGCAAAAACTCGTTTTGCTAAATATCCTTCTCCAGCTGCTGCTCACTGGGTGCACACCAAGTACATACAACTTGGCGGACAATTTGTGGATACCCAAAAAGAAGTAGACCCACGTATGCGTGACCGCGCTCAAGAAGCTATGGATAAAAAAGAAGAGCAACAGAAAAACTCTATCCAAAAAGACGTAAATAAGAAAGTAACTAAAAAAGTTACTAAACCAATTGCTAAATAGTAAAGCCTAAAAAACACACGAACTTTGCGATACACTATAATTACTATTAAACTTACTGAAGGCGCTTTGTAGCATGTCGATTGATTTTTCCCCACCGTCATATAGAGCCGCATCGTCTGACCTTACCATCAGCATTTCCCCTCTGGGCCTTGTAGAACTTGCTGATGAAGAATTTGAGGTTCACGGTCCTCGCCTAAACCGTTACAGCCTTAACTGGGCTATGTACCTAGGTCACCACACATCTTTCCGCCGCCAAGCTGGTGAACCTTCTATTATCCTGAACTATTACCGCGCTTTTACTGATTTTATTATTAACTTCACATTTAGCAAGGGTGTCCAGTTCCGTAGCGTTAAGGCCACAGAAGCTATCGTTCCTTCACTTCTAGAGCGTGTTTGGGAAGTAGACAATAATAAGGCTACTGTGCTTTGGGAAATTGGTCAGCAAGGCGGTGTATCTGGTGACTGCTTTATCAAGGTGGCTTATGAAGAAGCTTACACAGATTCTGTAGGCGGTATCCACCCAGGCCGTGTTCGTATCCTACCTCTTAACTCTTCTTTTGCTTTCCCAGAGTTTCACCCTCACGACCGTGAGCGACTAGTCAGATTTAAGCTAAAGTACCGTTTCTGGGGAACATCTCTAGAAGGTACTCGTCAGGTATACACTTACACTGAGATTCTTACCGAAGACACTATTGAAGAGTACATCAACGATGAAATGATTGACTCTCGCCCAAACCCTCTAGGTATTATTCCAGTTATTCACATTGCTAACGTTCGCGTATCAGGTTCTCCTTGGGGTCTATCTGACTGTAATGAAATGATTAGCATTAACCGTGTCTATAACGAAACTGCTACAGACATTGCAGATATCATTAACTATCACGCTGCTCCTGTTACCGTAATTATTGGTGCTAAGGCTAGCCAGCTAGAAAAGGGTGCTAACAAGGTTTGGGGTGGTCTGCCAAAGGACGCTCGTGTTGAAAACCTTGAAGGTGGAGGCCAGGGTCTAAAGGGCGCTATGGACTTTATGGCACAGCTAAAGAAGTCAATGCACGAAATGACCGGTGTGCCTGAGTCTGCTCTAGGTCAGGCTATGCCTGTTTCTAACACTTCCGGTGTTGCACTTTCTATCATGTTCCAGCCTTTGATGAACCGCTACCACCAGAAGATTGTGCAGTACGCGCATGGTATTGAGCGTGTAAATGAACTAGTACTTCGCACCCTTGCACTAAAAGAACCAGAGACATTTACTCTTAACCTAGACGTAGACACCATGCCAAAGCCTGAGCAGTTGGTTCAACTTGACCCTAACGACCCAGAGACTTACAGAACATACGCACACTTCCCTCCACCACTTCCTCTAGACAAGCTAATTATTTTGAACGAAGTTCAATCATTGCTATCACTTGGTCTACAGTCTAAAGCTGGTGCTTTGCGTGACCTTGGTGAAGAGTTCCCTGAGTCTAAGCTTCAGGAAATTCGTAAAGAACTTATTGACGATGCAGTTGCTGATGGTGCCCTACGCCTTGTTCAAACTGAAGTTGACCAAGAAATCGCATCACTTACAGGCCAGATGGCTCCGGCTGACGGCACAACTGCTGGTGGCGGGGCTACTCCAGGTGCTGCTGCTCCTGGCCCTATGGCAGGTGGACCAGCGGCTGCTGGACCAGCCCTTGACCCAGAAACTCTTGATAATTTGAGCATGGGTGAGTCTGAACTTAGAACTCGCCTAGTGACAGAAGCTTATGGAAGTCGTCTTCCACAAAGACAAGTTCCACAAGATTATACAAAATAATTTATATTTAGCAACAAAAACGCTGTAGAAAGCGTAAAACTTAATATTGAAAACATAACGTGCGGCTATATGTGCTACGTGTCGAAAGACACATTCGGAAAACGCCCTAGAGAAATTAAGGATATACATGAGTACAACAGATTCACAACCAAATGCCGAAGCTTTTGAAGCTGAAGCAGGAGTAGTTCCAACAGTAGCAACGCCTGACGCTGATGCGTCAATTGCTACATCGGTATCTTCAACTGATGCGCCAGCTACAAACACCAAGTTCTATACGGACGAGGATTTGTCTAAGGTACGCACCCAGGAAAAAGATAAGCTTTACCCACAGATTGACGCACTAAAGTCTGAACTTGCAGAGATTAAACGTCAACGTGAAGAAGAACTTGCAGCAAAACGTGCGGAAGAAGACGCCAGAGCCGCTGAAGAGCGAGCAAAGGCAGAAGCTGATATGGACGTTCGTGACCTTCTAAAGCAGAAGGAAAACGAATGGCAGGAGCAATTGGAGCGTGAGCGTCAAGAACGCGAACGCGCATTTGCTGAGTTGGACCGTGAAAGGCAGTACTCAGAACTTACCAGTTACAGGCAGCAATTGCTTGAATCTGAGCGGGACAATATTATTCCCGAACTATTGGACCTTGTATCGGGTAACACCCCGGAAGAGGTTAGTGCGAGTATCGAAGGCTTGAAAGAGCGTTCCGCTCGTATCCTTGATTCGGCACAGGCAGCGATGCAGAATGCCCGCAAGGAAATGACGGGTAGTCGGGTAACCGCGCCACCCACCGGACCATTGGATATCAATTCGGAACAACGTACGCTTACGGCTCAAGAAATTGCAGCCATGCCGATGAACGAATATGCACAATATCGTCAGCGTCTATTGAGTGATAAAGCTCGTGGACGAGGACAGGGTTTGTTCGGGAACCCATAAAACTAATAACGTCAATTTAATTTAGGAGCCCACACAAATGGCATCAGGTATTACGGGAACCGGCAATCTAGCTGCCGCCCCAACCTCGTACTCAGGTACAAACACCCAGCTAACTCAGGCGATTCAGCAAATCTGGTCAAAGGAAATCCTTTTCCAGGCTATGCCAATCCTTCGCTTTGAGCAGTTCGCAGTTAAGAAGACAGAACTTGGTGTTGCACCGGGTCTTCAGATTAACTTCTTGCGTTACAACAACCTAGGCTTCGCTTCAGCGCTAGTCGAAGGTGTACGTATGCAGACCAACGCTCTGACTGCACAGCAGTTCTCAATCACCGTTTCAGAGCACGGATACGCACTTGCAGTTTCAGAGCTATTGCTAAACGCATCTTTCGATGACGTTATGGCTTCAGCTTCTCGTCTGCTAGGCCGTAACATGGCTCTTTACCTAGACAAGCTAAGCCGCGACACCCTATACGGTGCGACTTCTCAAATCTGGGGTGAAGACCGTACCAACCTAACCGCTATCACTAACGGAACTGGTAACTTCAACCAGTACGGATACGGTACAAATGGTACAAGCAACGCCTCAATGACTGGTAACTACTTCTTGAGCCCACGTACTGTTAAGGACGCGGTAGAGAACCTAGCGACTAAGAACATTCCAAGGCTTGGCGAGACCTATGTTGCATTCGTTCACCCTCACCAGTCACGTCGTCTACGCGACACTGCTGAGTTCATCGAAGTAACTAAGTACGCTGCTCCAGGTAACTTCATGCTAGGTGAAATCGGTCGTCTATACGACACCGTATTCATCGAGACCACTCAGGTCCGTAAGGTTACTAACGGTGCAGGTACCGGTTGGTCTGCAGACACTGCAGTATCTAACCCAACCCCAGCTGCTGGTGGAGGCTACGTAAGCCCTGCTGAGTGGACTGGTAACGGTAACGCAGACCGCTACGACGCTATCTTCATCGGAGATAACGCATTCGGTCACGCTATTTCACTTCCAGTTGAGCTACGTGATGGTGGTATTCTAGACTTCGGTCGTGAACACGCACTAGCATGGTACTCAATCTTTGGTCTAGGTCTAATCACTGACCAGGCTGTGATTGTAGCTTCAACCAACTAATTGTGTTAGGGGGGTCAGAAATGGCCCCCCTTTTACAACCCCTGCAATACCGAGATACTAATTAGGAGAATACCCCGTGGCAACACAAAAGAAACCAAGCGACTTTACAGGTCGCCAACGAGATGCCCTCGTCGCACAGCAGTTAGATGACCAGGCAGCACGCACAAGCGAGCTTGCAATGGCTACTGCTGAAGCTGCTATTAAAGCAGAAACAGAAGTAATCGACGCTACAGAGCCAAATCGTGCTCAGCCAATCGTAGTTGATGAAGTTGTTAAGAGCAAAGAACAGAACGCCACAGTAACTATCCGCGTGTCGGATACTATTGAGGGTATGACTTTCGGTGCTGGCAACTACTACAGCTTCAAGGCTGGTCAGAAGTACGAAGTTACTCCAGAAGTAGCTGCTCACCTTGAGCTAAAAGGTTATGTATCACAGAGATTCTAAACTTCTCTTTAGACGGGGCAGCGGGCTTAGTGCCCGCTGTTTCGTTTATCCAGACTTTTTGCACGTTATAAGTCATCATATAAATGACGGATTTTTCTTAGGTTAGGTTAATATGGCGACTGTTTCAGACCTTGTATCTAAGGTCCGTGTTGAGCTAAACGACCAAGCTCGTCAGTTCACCAAAGTTTTTATTGGTGATGGAGTTACTAAAGACTTTACTACTGGCTATAAGCCACTAGATACAACCACTTTGATGGTTAAAGACAACAACACCGCCCTGGCTAATCCAACTACTTATACAGTTGAGCCTATTTATGGCGTTATCCACACAGCCACTGCCCCAGCAGTTGGGCACACCCTGACTATTACCGGTAACGTATACAGATACTTTACTGATGACCAATTAACTTACTACGTTAACACCGCAGTCTTACAGCACACAAATAACCGCACAGACGGCTATAACAGGGCTATAACTATTGACACCCTACCTGAGATTGAATCTTATCCAGTAGTCCTCCTAGCGTCCATAGAAGCCCTCTGGGCCCTAGCTACGGATGCAGCATTCGATATTGATATTCAAGCCCCTGACGGTGTCAGCATTCCTCGTTCTGAGCGCTTCCGTCAGCTTAGTGCAATCATTGAATCTCGCAAGGAACAGTACCGCAATCTATGTTCTGCTCTTAACATTGGTGTTTGGCGCATTGAGATGGGAACTCTACGCAGAGTGAGCCGCACTACTAATAAGCTTGTTCCAATCTACGTTGCTCAAGAGATTGATGACTCTACTAGCCCAGAGCGCGTTTACATGCAAAACGACCTTAATGGCCGCTCAGTTATACCTAGCACAGTGCCTATCTACGATATGGTAATGCAGCAGGGTGACACTTTCTCAGTTATTCTTGATTTCCCTGACACTATGAACTTTAGCACTAATACGTTTAAGGCCCAGATTAGAACCTACCCTGGCTCACCTACACTATGGGCTACATTTACCATTGCCGTTTATGACGCTAACCTTAAGAAGCTAAAGCTAAGCCTTGATGGACCTACTACCGCTATTCTGCCAGTTCGTTGCTTCTGGGATATTCAGGCTACCTCATCTGTTGATAACAGCGTTACTACCTATCTTCGCGGACAGGTATTTACTTACCCACAGGTGACCCAGTAATGACTGATACAATTATTGTTACCCCCTCACCAGTCGTAGAAGTTACCGTAACTCCTTCAGTCACTACATCTACTAATCCAGGCACTGTTAGCGTTTTTACAGGAACTCCGGGACCTACTGGACCAGTTGGACCAACTGGACCTACAGGGCCACAAGGAACTTCTGGCGGTTCTCTAACTTTTACACAAAACTCAGTTACTACTACATGGACTATAACTCACGCTCTTGGGTATTACCCAGCAGTTACAACAACTGATTCATCAGGAACAGTAATTGAAGGAACAATCTCTTATCCATCCATCACTTCGGTAGTAGTAACTTTTGGAATTGCTACCAGCGGCTTTGCTTATCTATCTTAGGAAAATAAATGGCTAGATTATTTTTAACCCCAATTGACTTAAACGGTCTTGAACTACGAGGTGCTGTAATTGGCAACCTTCCAACTGCTTCTATCGACGCTATTACTTCTGGTGCTGGTCGTATTCAATATGACTCTTCACTAAATGTGCTAAAGTATCGTGACAATGCTGGTTGGAAAACAATTAGCACTTCTGCTGGAACCGTAACTTCCGTAGCCGGCACCTCCGGAAGAATTACTGCTTCTGGTACTACTTCGGTAACCCTAGATTTAGCGGCTAATTATGGTGATAATCTAAACCCATATGCTTCAAAAAGCGCTAATACTATCCTTGCTGCTCCTAACGGCTCTACTGGTGTTCCAACATTTCGTGCTCTTGCTGCTGCTGATATTCCTAGCACTCTAAATGCAACTATTTTTAGTGGCGCTGTTGCTATGGGTACCTACAGAATTACTGGCGTTGGTGACCCGTCAGCTGCTCAAGACGCTGCTACTAAGGCATATGTAGATACTATTGCTACTGGCATTAATGCTCACGAAGCCGTGTCTTATGCTTCAACCGCTGAAATTACAGGAACTTACTCAAACGGTGTTTCTGGTGTAGGAGCAACTCTTACTGGAACTGGCTCACTGGTAATTGACGGTTACACTGTTGTTTCTGGTGATGCAGGTACCAACGTTCAAGGCGGAACTGGACTTAGAGTTCTACTAAAAAACCAGACTACAAACACTGACCAAAACGGTATTTATACTGTAACTGCCTGTGTTTCTACAACTAGCTGGACTCTTACTCGTGCATATGATTATGACGCTCTTGGTGAAGTGGCTGCTGGTGACTTTACCTATGTACTTCTTGGAAGCGCAAACGCTAAATTTACTTTTGTTCAAACTAGCAAACCTGCCGCTATTAGCGGTGTTGGTACTACAGCAAACGCTATTACTTTTGGTGTCTTTGCTAACGGTAATATTAGCGGTACTGTAGCAGTTAACCAAGGTGGTACAGGGCAGACTACATTTACCTCTAACGGTGTTCTTTTGGGTAACGCTGGTAGTGCGCTTAACGTGACTGCTGCCGGAACTGCAGACCAGGTATTGCGTATTCCAGGTGCTGGAGGTGCGCCTGCGTTTGGTGCCATTGACCTAAGCAAGTCTGCCGCTGTAACTGGTTTGCTATCCCCTACAAATGGCGGAACTGGTGTAAACAACGGTTCTAAAACTATTACCCTTAGCGGTAGCGCGACTATTGGTTCTAACACAGATACTGTTCAATTCACTACTGCAGGTAACACTAACGTAACTTTGCCTACTACTGGTACTTTGCTTACCGCAGCAGGCGCTGTTACTTCTGTAAACGGCTCTGTAGGAGCAGTAAGTAACATAGCAGTAACTAACGCTGCTAACACCTTTACTGGAACTCAAACTGTTCAAGCCGCTGCTACACAGGATTCTGTAAAGGTTGCTGGACGTGCGGGCGGTACCTCAAGCTATGCAGTTACTTTGACTCCAGCAACACTAAACGGTAGCGTCACGCTCACCCTACCTAGCTCACAAGCTGCTCAGGGGTTCACCTTAGCGCGTACTTTGACCGGAACTGTTACAGTAGCCTCGGGTACTGGTACAATTACACATAATATGAATAACCAATATGTTCTTGTTCAGATTTTTGATAACAGTACTAACGCTCTTGTAGATATGGACGTCACATTAGCTACCGCAAATACAGTTACCGTTGCAGCTACCACAGATGCAACATACCGTTACGTAATTATTGGATAATAAATGACTAAAAACATATATACTGATTTAAACGCTACTGGTCGTACAATAACTGCTGGTGGATTAAGCCTTCCTAGTACAACTTCAACCATTACTTTAAACTCTTCAGTTGGAGCATCGGGTCAAGTTCTTACTTCTGCTGGTTCTGGTTCTACCCCTACTTGGACTAACGTTGGATACACGGCTCTTGTAGGAACCCCGTATGCCATTGTTGGAACACAACCATCATTCACAAGCATACCCGCAACCTACAAAAAACTTGTTGTTCAAATAAAGTTTGATAACATAGGAAGTCTTTCTGGAACTTTTTATATGAGCGTAAATTCTAACTCCTCTGTTTCTTACACAACATACACTACTGGCTCATCTAGTGCATCAGTTTCTACAAGCAATACTTCTGGAATTCCTTTAACTACAACGTCAGCTTCACCAACAACAACTAATATATATACAGTTGAAATACCAAACTATACTTCACCAAACCCAACCATGTGGCTTTCTGGTGGAGTTGGAGGTACAACAAATGCGTCAAGATTTGGAGCAGCAAGCACTACATCAGCGATAACTCAAATATCTTTTCAAGCAGCAACTTCCAACAGTTGGACAGGTGCGACAGGAACTATTTGGATTTACGGAGTAAACTAATGAACAGAATAACTGAAGTAAATTGTGAAACTGGAGAAGTAACCGAAAGAGATGAAACTCCAGAAGAAATTGCGGCAAGAGAGCAAGCCGCTCAACAAGAAGCAGAAGCATTAGCCACTAGACAATCTGCTTTAGCAAAACTTCAAGCCCTAGGACTAACAGAAGAAGAAGTTAAGGCTCTACTGGGCTAAATAAACATTTAGAATAGGATTATGCGTTCATATACTCCAGGCGGTCGGTTTGACGCTGACTTTGAATCAGATGCCATCAGCGATGGTATAACCGCCGACCGCACCAACCCTGTGGGTGTTTTGGCTCAATGGTGGACATTTAACTCTAGTTATGTAAATGACCCTATTTATGACGTTGAGCCAATTGGTGTAGGCCGCGTTTGGGATGGGCCTAAGATGGTTCCTGTTGTAGCCGTATCTATCGGTGAAGGTGCTTCGGTACTTAATGAGCGCGGTTTCTACAACGTAGACACCCTACATTTGACCTTTAATATTGATGACGCTTTTGCTGTTGCGCCTGAAATTTTTGATGATAGAGGTTTGGTTAAGTCAAGTATTGACCTAGTGGATAAGTATAGAATTGTATTTAAGAACGAAGTTTACAGGCCAAATAAGACCCAGCCTGCTGGATTAGTAGCTAACCGCCACACCATGATTGTCATGGACTGCACACAGCTGGCACCAGATGAGCTTGTAAACGACGTTCAATTCCTTGCCTACGCACAACCATAGGAGATATAAATGCCAGATATTGGCTCAAAAGTAACACACGTAATCCAGAACCAAACTAAAGACGGTGACTGGAAGAACATGACTAAGCATGAAGGTCTTGCTGAGGCTAAGGCTCACATGGAAAACTACATCCCAAAGAAAAAGCAAGACAGTTACCGTATTAGAACTATTGGTCAAGCTGGCCTTACTAGAGATGTAGACAAAGCACCTGCTGCTAAGAAGGCTGCACCAGTCGCAAAGAAGGCTGCTCCAGTAAAGAAGGCTGCTCCTGCACCTAAGAAGGCTGCCCCAGTTGCTAAGAAAGCTGCTCCTAAGAAGGCTAAGTAATGCCTTTTAAATCTAAGCAACAAGAAAAATGGATGTTTGCTACTAAGCCAGAGATGGCTAAGCAGTGGGCAAAAGAAACCCCTAACCAAAAAACACTACCTAAAAAAGTAAAGAAGAAAAAGAAAAAATGACTATCGACCTACCTTATTACACCGGCTTAATTTTGGCTTTTGGTGCTGTTATTATCCCTGTTGTAGCTATTTTGGCTACCGCATGGTTGAATCTGTGTCGCAAGGGTTCTGATTGCTCTTGCTCTAACGAATCTGAGTGGTAAACATGGCTAAAGAAAAGAAAGTCTGGGACACCCCAGACCCTACTAAAAAAGACAAAAAGCTGTCATCGGCTAAGAAGTCTGCTGCTAAGGCTCGCGCTAAGGCTGCTGGTAGACCTTACCCTAACCTAGTAGACAACATGGCTGCTGCTAAAAAGAAAAAGAAGAAGAAAAATGGCTAAAACACCTGCTTGGGAGCGTAAAGAAGGTAAAAATCCTAATGGCGGCTTAAACGCCAAGGGCCGTGCTTCGGCTAAGGCTCAGGGTCACGACCTTAAGGCCCCTGTTAAATCTGGCGATAACCCTCGCCGTGCATCTTTCCTAGCGCGTATGGCTGGTAACCCAGGACCTGAGCGTAAGCCAAACGGTGAGCCTACACGTCTGCTATTATCATTACAGGCATGGGGAGCATCCTCAAAGGCTGATGCAAAGAAAAAAGCAGCCGCTATGTCAAAGCGTCTTGAATCTAAAAAAGGAAAAAAGTAAATGGCCTTATCTCAAACTTTAAACACTGTCGGTGGAACCGCAGTAAAGCTTAGCCCTACTGTAGATGGTACTTGGGTTGCTGCTACTCTAATTGTGCAAAACAACAGCACTGCTGACACTATTTATTTAGGTACTTCTGCAGTAACTAGCAGCGCTTATGGCTATGTTTTGCCTCCAGGCACTACTAACGTAAAAAACTCAGTTACTATCAGCCTTAATACTTCTGATGTACTTTACGCTGTATCTAGCTCAACTTCTACCCCAGTACCTGTTATAACCTTAAAAAACACATTTACTGCGCAGGTTCCTGCTAGCTAAAAGTGAAACCTAAAAAGCCACAAGCCCTAAATAAAGCCGCTAAAGTGATGCGTAATATAGCATCGGCTGAATTAAATAAGAATATGGGCAAGTTTAAAACCGGACCTAATGCCAATCCTGCCACTAAACGAAGTAAGACAAGATCGGCGGCTAAAGCTAAAGCCGTTGAAGATTTTAAGGAGTAAAAGCAATAATGCCTGAATGTAAGTGCGATAATTGTAAATGTCGAAAGGACCAGCCTAATGGCTAAGAAAACAGCAAAAAAACCTCCTCTAGGTCAGGGTGGCCGCTTTAAGGCCATTGAAAAAAAGGCTGAGAAGTCTGGTGCAAGTAATCCCGCTGCGGTCGCCGCTGCTGCCGGTATCAAAAAGTACGGCGAAAAGAAAATGGTAAAGCTTGAGCAAAAAGGCAAGCGCGACGCTAAGAAAGGCAAATAACCATGGCTAAGAAGATGGAAAAGTGCGGCAAGTGTGCCGGATGTAAAAAGGGCACTATGTGCACTAAGGAGTGGACCAATTCTAAGGCAGATAAAATTGCCGATAAGAAGATGGAAAAGGGTATGACCTCTGCTCAGAAGAAGGCCTTTGAAAAGGGCGACAAGAAGATGGATGCTAAGAAGCCATCTAAGGCTGCTGACATGAAGATGGACAAGGCTCTAGCCGCTAAGGTTAAGAAGACTGTCCCAGCTAAGAAAAAGAAGTAAATAAAAAAGTTTAGCCCCCCGCAAGGGGGGTTTTCTTTTATCCTAGAAGTAGCCCTATGCTGGGGCTGATGTAAATTTGCGCTGTATATTGCTACTCCAATGGAGACTATGATGTCAGGTATTGACAAGGACCCTAAGTCCAAGGTATCTAAGCCTTCGGACAAGAAGTTTTTTCTAGGTTTTACAGACGCATACCCAATTCATACTGTCCCAATGTTTATAGCAATATTAAGTAACGCGGTGCGGCGCAAAAAATGAATATAGAATTTAAAGCTTCCGCAGCTAAATCATTAAAAAATGTTAGCTCTGAGTTAACCGTGCTTCTAAAAGAGGACGCTGTTCGCGCTAACTGGCCTACCTACATAGTTAATAAGCTAAAAGTAGCAATTCAAGATTTAAATATAGTCATCTATTACCCTATAAAGTTTGCCGATGAGGTTGAAAACCTGGAATATGGCACACAAAGTGACTCTCCTCAATCTATATTTAGGATGTTTATCACTAAACACGGTGACGCTATCTCTGAAAATATGGCTGAATGGTCTGTTGACTACTTAGTAGGGCAGGACTTAATACCATGAGTTTTATATTAAGTGAAGATTTGGCCCTTAAAACCCTACTTACGGGCATTGTAGTTGCTGATGAAAAGAACACCAATCGCCCTGTAGGCGTATGGTTTGCTAACCCAGACCTAGAGTCTAGAGACCAAAGCTACCCTTATATTACTATTGAGCTACTGGATTTTGACCCAGCTACTTACCGCCAACAGTCTGGGTTATTCCAGGATAACGACGTTCAGGGAACCATTGCCCCCAGTGGAAATACCTCTTATACGTACGAAATACCTATTGCTTGGGACTTGGTATATCAAATTACCACCTATTCTCGCCACCCTAGGCATGATAGGACTATTATTGCTTATCTTTTAAACAAGGTTTTTATATCAAAACGCGGTTATTTGGCTGTTCCTAATGATTTAGGCACCGAGACATCTTATCGCCATTTGATATTAGAAGAGTTCACAAAACGTGATACCATAGAAAATAACCGTAGGTTATTTAGAAATGTATTCACCGTGACAGTAAGCAGCGAAGGTACTGTGGCTTCATACACATCTACACCAAGCATAGTATCTACCGTAAATATTAATAAAAAAACAACATCCGATATCCCACCTGGACAACAACCTATTTAATATTTGTTTAACCTCAACTAAACCCAAGGAGAAAATCTTATGGCGACATACAACCGCCCTGGAGTATACCTAGAAGAAGTACCGTCTTCCGCAGCGCTATCCTCTACCCCTACTGCTACAGTAGCCACTTTCATTGGCGCTTTTGCAAAGGGACCCACTACCACTACTCTAATAACCTCATGGAATCAATTTGTTTCTTTGTACGGTGACATTGTATACAACACTGCAGATACTGACGGCGCTATTGCTGTTTATCTATTTTTCTCAAACGGAGGAAGCCAGTGTTACGTAAAGCGCGTAGCAGCTTCGGATGCAGTCGCTTCTACTGTCGCTATTAAGGGAAACGCTACAGTTGCTATTGCTACTGGCTCTACTGTTGCGCAAAGCGGAACCTCAACTACCTACACCAGTGCCGCTCACGGTCTAAAGGTTGGTCAGACTGTAGTGGTTTCAGGAGTTATAGCTTCTACTGCAACCCCTACTAACGTTTATCAGGGTACTTTCGTAGTAACTGCTGTCCCTAGTACAACTACCTTTACCGTCACAAATGCTTCTGCTCCTGCTACTGCTGTTGCAATTACAACTGCTGGTACAGTTACATCTCAAAGCAGCACCACAGAGCTTACTCTTACTGCTAAAAACCCTGGTGCTTGGAGCAACGGACTTTACTACGAAATCTCAAGCTCAACATCAAGCACCACATACCCAGGTAAGTACTTTAACTTGGCTATCTACTCTGGCGGTACCACTTCTGGTTACATTGTAGAGCGTTTTAGCGACCTTACTTTACTGTCTTCAGAGCCGTCTTATGCACCTACTATTATTAACGCCTCATCTAATTATGTAGTTGCTACTGATTCAAACGCAGCAAACCACACTCCAGCTAACTTTGCTAACACAAACACTCCTGTAACAACTGCTCTTGTTGCTGTAAGCGCCGTGGGTGGAAATGGTGGTACATCAGGTACAACCGTTACCCTCACCGGAACTATCCCAACAGTTAGCGTTGGAATGGCTGTAATTGGTAAGGGTATTACAAGTGGAACTACTGTAACTGCGTTCAGCAGCCCTACAGTAACTCTAAGCTCTGCTATGGCTGTAGCTGATGGAACCTCAATTACATTTGTAAACTCAGCGCTTACTGGCGGAACTGATGGCGCATCACCTGTAAGTGATACTAACGTTGCTAGTGCTGTTTCAAGTTTGGACGCAATTGCGCAGCCTATTTTGCTAAATGCTCCTGGTATTACAGATGCTACTAACGTTAACACACTTCTTTCATACGCTTATAACCGCGGAGATGTGTTTGTAATTATTGACCCTACAAAGTCTACTTCTGACGTTACAAGCCAGCTTACTTTAACTAACTCATACACTGGTGGCTCATCCGGTTCTGCGGCACAAGGATTTGGTGCGGTTTACTTCCCTAACCTAACTATTCCAAACCCTACATCTAGCGCACCTGGTTCAACTATTACTGCTTACCCAGGTGGAGCAATTGCGGCTAAGTACGCGACTACTGATGCATCTCGTGGCGTATTTAAGTCACCTGCTGGCCTAGAAGCTCGCCTATCTGGAGTTGTGTCAGTTACTTCTCTAACTAACACAGAGCTAGATTACCTAAACAATGGAACATCAAGCCCTGATACATTTGCTAAGGCTACTCCAGTAAACGCTATTCGCTACATCCCAGGTTCTGGAATTGTGGTAATGGGTGCGCGTACATTGAGCAGCACTTACAACAACCGTTATATCTCAGTACGTAGAAGCCTTATTTACTTACGTAAGGTTCTTACTGATTCAACTGCATTTGCTCTATTTGAGTCAAACGACGAACGTCTATGGAACCGTCTACAGACTACTTGTGAAGCAATCCTTATTAACTTCTGGCAATCTGGAGGTCTAAAGGGAACTACAGCGTTGGACGCTTTCTATGTTAAAGCAGACAGCTCTATCAACACCGTATCCAGCGTTGCTGCTGGTGAGGTTCACCTAGAAATCGGTGTAGCCCTTCAGCGCCCTGCTGAATTTGTGGTAATCCGTATTAGCCAGTACGACAGTGGTTCTGTTGTAACAATCCTGTAGGAGGAAATATAAATGGCAACTAGCGCAATTTCACGCTTTTCAAAACTAGCTACTGACCCTTTAAGAAATTTTAGGTTCCTGGTTGATTTCCGCGTAACCGGGGATACTGGTGTTCCTGGGTCAGCTGCTCCTGGTAAAGACAGCTTCTTGAAGTTTAAGGGCGGATTTACATCTGTATCAGGACTTAGCATGACTGTAGACGCAATCAGCTATCGTGAAGGCGGCATGAACACCTCCCTGCACATGTTGCCTGGTCGCGTAACTTTTCAGCCAATTACTTTAAGTCGCGGTGTAGTGCTTGGTCAAAAAGAAGGCATTAACTGGTTTAAGCAGCTATTTGCTGCTGCTTCTGGTGAAGGTATTGCGGGAATTGATGGCTCGTCTTTCCGCTGTGACCTAGACATTTATGTCTTAGACCACCCAGTTACCGGTGCTCCAGCTATTAGCGCATCAGACATTATTAGCAAGTCTGCGTACAAGATGAAGTTTACTGTGCACAATGCTTGGATTACTGGACTACAGTATTCAGATTTGAGCGCATCTGATAACTCATTGATGTACGAAACCATGACACTAGTACATGAAGGACTGTCAATTCAGCTAGCTGACTTTGGTTCAAACGTATCTACTACACTTACATAATTTAATAATTAAAATCTGATAAAATATTTATAACTAACTAGGAGTATAAAAATGACAAATAATATGTCTACTGACCCGGCTTTGATTGCACAGTATACGCAAGACTTGGAAAAAGAGCCACCGGTCGAAATTAAAACCGTTGCACCGTCAAACTCAAACGTAATTCTTCCTGGCGGCTTTCTAGCTAAGGACGGTTCTTTGATTAAATATGGTGAAGTCCGTGAACTAAACGGCATAGACGAAGAAGCCATTTCAAAGGCCGGCTCTGCTGGTAAAGCTCTTGCTGCAATGTTGCAGCGAGGTGTTATTTCTATTGGGTCTAACCCAGTAGATAAAGCAGACCTTGACGATTTACTAAGCGGTGACCGAGACGCATTGTTAATTGGAATTCGTCGAGTTACTTTTGGCGATACAGTTGACTTTGAATTTGCCTGCCCTCATTGTAAAACAGAATTAGAAGTAGCTGTTGATTTGATTAAAGATGTTCCTGTAAAGGAGCTTGATGACCCAATCAATGACAGAACATTTACTTATATCTCTAAAAAGCATGGGGCAATTGTTGTAAGCCTACCTACAGGCGCTGTGCAAAAGAAACTTGTTGAAAACGCCGATAAGACAACTTCGGAGCTCAACACTGTTTTGCTTGCAGGATGTCTTAAGTCTATCAATGGTGAACCATCTCTAGGTGTTAGCACTGCGCTTACTTTGGGTATGGCTGACCGTGATGGAGTAATTAACGAGATTATTCAGCGCAACCCGGGTCCACGCCTCGGGGAGGTGAAGACGACTTGCGAGGCTTGTGGTGAGGATATTCCTCTACCACTGTCGTTAGCCGACTTGTTTCGTCTATAAAGAAAAAGATTACGAACAACTACTCGACGAATATGAAGCACTATCTCGAACATTTGTTGGCTGGACGCTGTCTGACATCAGAAGCCTGTCTGTAAGAGAACGTAGAAATTGGCTCTATAGGGCCAATAGGAAATAAAGGTAGAGTAAGTTGGCTGTAAAAGACTCATTTGGTTTAGGCGGAGGTTCATCAAAATCTCGCCTAGTCGCTAACCTTACCGAAGAATACCGCAAACTTAATAACGTTCTTAAAGATACTGAAAAACTATCTAAGAGCATTGCTAATAACTTAAAAAATTCTTCTGGTGGCAGAGGGTCAAGTGGCGGCGGAGCTAGCGCCATGAGCAGCATGACGCCTCCTCCGGGCCCAGTAGGCCCGTCAGGACCAGCAGGACCGGCAGGACCGGGAGCTCCAGGAGCTCCTGGAGGACCTGGTATGGGAGGAACAGGCGGCAGCGGCGGTTTTAGCTTTAGTTCTGCTTTAAGATCAATGGCAGGTGCCGCAGTTGACGCTCTTACGCAAGGTGTAGATGCGTCTAATTACATTACAAATGATATAGCTCGTCGCAGGTTTGGATTTTTCTCCGGAGTTTATAGCAGGCAAAACGATAACATCGGTACTATAGCTGGTGCTAAAGCGTTTGCTACTATGTCCAGTCGAGGAACTCCAATTAGTCCTATGGATGCAGCTAATGCGGCTATGTCGGGTACGTCAAGCGGTCTTATGCCCGGACTTAAAAACTATAACACCATTATGAACAGCGCAGCTGGTATCTCTAACGTAATGCCTGGAGTAGGTCTTGAAGGCGGTATGGGTGCTGTAGCGGCACTTAACCAAGGTTCAAGCGTTAATAAACTTCGTATGATTGGTATTCAAGTACGAGACCAAAACGGATTTATGCGTGGGGTTGAGGATATTGCTCGTGACCTCTGGAATTCTTTAAACAGAAGTAAGTCTGGAATGGGTAAGATATCAGAGTCTGACCTTTCTTACTCACTGCAGCCTGGTAACTCGGTAGCTATGCTATTAGACCAATATTTTGGTACGGATGCTGTACTTAAACAGTCTATTATTTCTTATTTATTTCAATTTGCTAAAAATAATGGTGTAAAAGTTGGTGGTGGTTATCAAACTACTGAAGGTAAAAAAGAACTATTAACTACTGGAGCAAACCCAGGAATTACTCAAAGCATCGGTACTAGAAATCAACTTGGCCAGGCAAATATAAATGCATATACTACTGGTGGTATTTTAGGTATTCAATCAGCAAACGACACAATTAATAACTTTACCAAAATGGCTACTGCGTTAGCGCCTGTTCTTCAAGCATTTGTTACAGCCACTACTTTTACTCAAACCCTTACAAGTGCTGGTAATGGTGCCGGCGGTATTATTACTAAAGACCTTCTTGAGGGAGCTAAAGGAGCTGCTCAAGGCACAATTGATGCCGTAAAGCCCTTTTTAAAAAATCCAACTGTATTAACTATTTTTGGAGCTATGTGGGCTACACTCAGCGGAATTTCTGCTACGCAGCAAATGCAAGATGAGTATTTAGCTGATTTAATTGCTAGTGGAAAAGCTGACCCTAACACTAAAGGGACTAATAGTTTTGGTACTAAACAGGACCAGGTACTTAAAGACCACCCAGATTTAGCGGCGTTTTTGGGTAACCCTACTTCTTACGATTTACCTGGCACTGGTGGAAATGGCGGGTCTCCTAACCCAACCCCTACTCCAACCCCGATGGTAACCCATAACTCTAGCGATTTGCTAAACCAAACTGTGCATCCTAAAGGATTTAAACAATCTAACGATACTATCCTAGGATGGGCGGGTTCAGTATTGAAGCAAATTGGTGCTCCAGTTACTGCTACTAACTTAGCTGCAATGGTTTCATGGGTTAATAGTGAAAGTTCTTCTGCCAATAATTATCAAACTTGGAACAACCCACTAAATACTACTCGTAAAGATGCTAACTCAGTTTCTAAAAACTATGCCGGTGTGCAAGAATTTGCAAATGAAGACGCCAGTATTGCAGCAACTGTGGCAACTTTAAAACAAAGTAATTTTAAAGATATTTTATCTGTTTTGCAAAAAGACCAAGGATTTAGCGCTTTAAATATGGCTGTACAGGGCGATAAATGGGGAACTAATAATATTTCCCCAGCTAAAAGCGTTGTAATTAATATTAATGGTGCTCAGGATACTGTAAGTATTGTAGAGGCTATTAAACAATATCTAGCGGATGAAGCAATTAGGGCTCACGCTTCTGGTGGAGGTCACTAATGAGCGGAAATACAAGCAGTTCAGCAAGCGCACGCTCTATGGGATATGTGTCTAGTACTAGCGCTGACAATACCATCGTTAATATCTATGTGGATAGTTCCGCGTACAGCATTGGTGACACATCTACTACCCAACCAGCTGCGGTTAATTATGAAGTTAGTCCGGGCATAACTACTTCAATAAAAAAGAACTATAACTACATTTCTACAATCCCAAATGCTTCGGGAAAATTCTTCTTTGATTCAATTACGCCTACTTTATCTACTAAAACAAACGCTTCATATCAGGTAATTGGTTCGCCAGTCAAACTTACTAGAGGCAACGGTGCTATCACTCCAGCTATAAAGTATGGCGATATTGCAAAAACTATTACTAAATTTGCTCAAAACCCTAGCGTTACTGCGGATAATAAATTCAATCTTAAGGTACCAGTAGCTCCGGCAAACCCTGGAGAGTACCAATGGAACCTTCCGCCTCACAAGTGGAGTATGCCTAGATTTGCCGCGTCAGACCCTAATAACATGCCATCAGGGCACAATAAGCCTTCGTCTGATGATAGATACCGCAGAGGACGTATTTGGTGGAAAGCCAGCGATACTTCGCTATCTACCGTAGACGGTAATGGAAACACTACAAAAATTGATAACTCTGACCGAAAATACGGATTTCAATTCTTATGGAACCCTACTAGTTTTAGCACATCGGTGGCTGTTCAAATGGACGCTACCCCTAACGTTAATGACCGTTTCTTAGGCCAAGTAGGCGCTTTTCCGTCCACTGAATCTATTTCTTTTAACATTGAAATTAACCGCATAAACGACTTTGCATGTGCTAATGCCATATTTAAAAGGCCTACTAACATCAGTAGTGCACTAGGAAACCCGGGTAATAATAATTTTATTACTCCAGCTGATGTAGCCTCATTTGTTCCTTACTATTCAAACAACGGTAGCTTTACTGCGTCTTTGCTTAGAAACGGCCGTTTAGCAAGCGTAGAAGAAAAATTAATTGATTTATTTCAAAGAGGCACTTTGGCCGATATTGAATTTTTATACAAAGCTATCAACGGCCCTGGCCCTGGAAGCACTGCTTCTGGAGGCGATTACTGGAAGAACGGTCGTGGTATAATTACTGCTGACATTGGATTCCTTATGCCTACGCTGCTTAACATAGACATCGGGCCTTTATCCTATTTAGGGTATGTCACTAATATGGCGGTTACTCACACAATGTTTACACAGGATATGATTCCTATCCAAAGCACTGTTCAAGTATCGTTCAACCTATTGGCAACTGCCGGCCTTAGCACCCAGTCAGCTCCGGCTAACCCTGCAGATGCCCCTGCCGGAACTTCTGTGTGGGGACCGGTCTAATAATTATGGAGGTAAATAATGGCTGCGCCATCTAATGATTCTAGGTATTATGCCTCAGATGTACAGTACTTTTCTCCTACTGCTGACGGGGAAAACGTACCTGTAATGTTTTATGATTTTAGCGAATTAGGTAATTTAAACTACGTAGATTATTTATGGAAAGACGGCGACCGCATAGACACTTTGGCCGCTAAGTTTTTTCTCTACCCTACACGTTGGTGGATTATTGCTGAATTTAATCCTAAGATTTTAGACTGGCTTAACATAAAGCCTGGAACAATTATTAGGATACCTCGTGTCTAACTACGTTACCGTTAACTTTCCCACTAGCTCACAGCAGCCTAAGCGCGTGTATAGCGTTAGTCTTGTGCAAGAAATATTTGCCCATGATTATGCAACTGTAGAGTTTAGGGATTGGAACTTAGACCCGCTTAATATAAAGCCGGGGTCTTTGATGACTATTACAATCAAAAACAAGACTTACCATGGGTACGTCCATGACCTTAAAAACTATCAGGCTTCAAATAAAAACTTTACAAAAGTTGGCTTTATTGGCGCATCTTATGTAATGAAGCAGGCTAGCCAAAGCATTTATCGCAATATGTCTGCTGACCAGATAGTTGCAGAAATTGCTAAAAAGTATAAATTTGCCTATAAAGTTACCCCGCATCCTCGTATTTATCCACAGGTGGCCCAGGCCGGTTTAACTGATTGGCAGCTTATGGTAAAGCTAGCTAAAGAATCTGGCTACTTTTTACGGGCAGAAAATACAGAAATTTACTTTCAGCCTATTACCGAAGACTTTAATAATTTAATTACTGAGGCTAATACTTTTCAAAAAGCTGATGGCGGATTTAAGCCAGTAAATCCTATCTATTCATTTAAGCCTATTATTAGTGAAACTTTAGAGCACTTTGGTTTTAAAAAAGCTGCTGTTTCTATAGCCGGTGTGAACCCTGTTAGCAGCCAAGAGTTTAAGATAACTAAGCAAGACACCTTTACGCCTAGCCGTCAATTTTCAAATCAAGAGTTTTTTGATTATCACGACACGGATAAAGTAGCAAATGACTATCAAACAGCTAAACATTTAGCTAAATCTGCAGATGAGTACAGCAGATTTCCCTATGCTGCTGATGTTCAAACAATTGGTATATCTTCTGTTAGACCATGCTTACCAGTGTACTTAAAAAATGTAGGCAATGAGTATTCGGGTTATTGGACAGTTTTAAAGATTACTCATAAAGTAACCGAAGAAAATTTAAATCAGCAGCTTTATACCTGTGACATCACTGTTGCTTCAGACTCTTTAGGTAAGAACTCAGACAAAAGATTGCCAACTGCTCCGGCTCTCAACCCAACAAGGCGGATTAGCCCTGACCAAAGAAACACAAATGTTAAGCCTAAAACTATTATAAATATTCCTGCTATTACCTCTAAACGCTATCAGCAAATAAAACTTATAGATAAAATAAATAGAACTAGTGAATCCAGCCCTTTTGATGCAACCTCTCGTTGGGGCTCTACTCACAGTGATTTAAATTATGTATTGCCGGATGAACGTATGCCAGAAAGTGTTTGGGCAAAAGTGAGGTCAAATGCCGTCTAATAATCAATATTTTGGTATTTACCGCGGTACCGTAGTTGCTAATAATGACCCTGAAGGGCTTGGTAGGGTTACTCTTACAGTCCCCCAAGTTTTAGGTAATCAAGTAACTAACTGGGCTTACCCTATTGTTGGGGGGCCTAAAAATAATAAAGTACCTTATGGTTCTTTTTATGACACTACTACTCAAACTTTAACAGGGGCTAATACGCCCAAAGCAATTACTCTTAATACAACAGATGAAAGTAACGGAGTTACTATTGGGGCACCAACCTCTAAAATTATATTTAAATATGCTGGAACATATAATGTTCAATTTTCTGCGCAAGTAGCGAATAATGGAACTGGTATTGCAAATTTTTGGTTACGTAAAAATGGTACAGATGTGCCTTGGACCAATGGTGAAATAACGACCTCAAATCAAAACCATCACGTCCTTCCTGCTTGGAATTATGTATTAACTTTGGCTGCTAACGACTATCTTGAACTTGTTTGGATGAGCAATGATGCGGCTAATACCCTAGAGGCACAGGCGGCAACTACTTCTCCCGCATCTCCGGGGGTACCTTCAATGATAGTTACCGCCACGCTTGTTGGTAATTTCTTACCTTCCTCCGAAGACCCATGCTGGGTCATGTTTGAAGGCGGAGACCCCAATTTCCCATTATGGTTAGGAACATTCTAATGGCAGTTAAAATATTAAATTACCCTTTTTCTTTTGGCAGAAACTTACCTGGAACATACATTACAGACTTATCTGCTACTACTGACTTTAAAAAGATATGGCAGCAGCGAGTGCTACTAGTATTAGGAACTAGGCCGGGAGAACGCCTAATGCGCCCTGATTTTGGGTCTAATCTTCATACTGTAGTATTTGAGCCGGAAAGCACCGCTGGTCAGATAGCCAAAGACAGCATTACTCAAGCTTTTACAACCTGGCTTCCTAGCCTAGAGTTACGTCAAATAACCCCCTCTTTTGACCGTAGTACTGGTACTTTATCAGTAAGTATTACTTACGGACTGCCCAATGGAGAGGTAGATAGTGTTACAATTAATACTGGAATATTCAACCGTTCTGGTGATCTAATTCAGGAGATAAACAATGGCTGATACAGTTAATGTTACTAAAAGGTATATTCCGCAAATTGACTATGTCTCACGCGACTATACGGCAATTTTAGCGGATTTAACCGCTATTGCTAAGCAATTCAACCCTACCTGGTCTGTTAGCGACCCTACTGATATTGGTGTTGCGCTACTAGAAACTTTTGCCTATTTGGGAGACATCCTAAGTTTTTACACCGACCGTATGGCTTCAGAGGGTTTTCTAGGAACTGCTAGCCAACGTTCTAGCGTTTTGCAAATTGCATCTATGCTGGGATACACGCCTACCCCAAGCAGCGCGGCTAAGGTATCTTTGTCTATTACAAACAACAACACTAGCGGTACATTAACTATCCCAGCTGGTACTCAAGTTGCTTCTACCACAACTGTAGATGGGCAAAATACTCAAGTAATATTTGAGCTTGACTCTGATGTCTCAGTGGGCTTTGGCTCATCCGTTACTACGACTGCTACTCAAGGAGTTACTACAACTGATGAATCTTTAGGCACATCTGATGGTACTCCAAGTCAGGTATTTAAGATTGCGCAAACTAACGTTGTAATCAACAGTACCGGTAGTAATATCCTTGTTAAAGTCGGCGGTGTTCAATATACCTATAGTTCTTCTCTCGTAGACAACAACCTATATGATTCAGTGTTTACTACCACTATGGATGCTGAAGGTTACACTTACATTGTATTTGGAGATGGAGTCGGTGGTCGTATTCCACCTGCAACTTATTCAATCACTGTTACTTATCGTGTAGGCGTGGGCTCTGCTGGAAATATTGCAGATAAATCACTATCTCCTAATACCCTTACCGGAAACTATAACGTCACTATAGCCCAGGTTGGCGCAGGCAGTGGAGGAGCTGACGCCGAATCTACGGACTCTATTAGAATTAACGCGCCTAGAGCACTTCGTACATTGCGTAGAGCAGTTTCACTTAAAGACTATGCTTACCTAGCTTTACAGGTATCTGGAGTATCAAAGGCTAACTCTGACGCTTCAGTATGGTCAAATGTTAACCTTTACATTGCTCCATTTGGAAGCAGTGCTGTAAATACCTATGGGCCGTTTACAAACATTACTGCTATAAATGAGACAGCAATTGATAGCACAGCAGGTACTGGATATTTAACTTACACTATTGCAACTACCGGACTGGTAGCTAATCAAAGCTACGTTACTGTTTCTGGTTGCACCTTTGCTACCTATGATATAAATACCCCTACATTAGTTACTTACGCTAGCAACTCAAAGTTTACTGTAGCTAAACCTTCTGGACTAACTACCCTTCCTGGAGTCGTTGGTTTAGTAAGTCCTGGAACAAATGCTACGGTTAAAGTTACTGGCGGCAATACTGATGCGTTTAACACACTGCAGTCTAACGTTGTTAATTACTTCGTAGATAAAGTTGCACCAAACGTATCTTTGAACGTTCAGCCGCCTGTCTATGTTCCTGTAGACCTAAATCTTACTTTGCACGTACTACCGCAATACAACCAGACTGCTGTAGTTACTCAAGTACAAAATGCCTTATCAAATCTAGTCTCTTACAGTAACTCTTTCTTTGCAGATAGAATCCCGCCTCATTTTATTTTAAATTCTATAACTAACATTGATGGCGTTGATTACGCAACAGTTGACCACTTACGCAGATTATCTAATGAACAGCGGTACTGGGTTTATTACTACACTAGAACTGCCGGAACTGCTACTCTTACTTTTCCTAATGTTCACAATATTAATGCCGGACAGTCTGTAACAATTTATAAAGTAGCGGGATTTGATGGAACATACGCAGTAAACTCTGTGACAAGTAACTCAATTACTATCACTGTTCCTACAGGAACTGCTACTCCTACTGGAGTGACTACTAACGCTAGCTCGCCTTCTGGAGCAGCTGTAATAAATATAGCTACCCCTGCTTCTAAAAATATTGCTGTAGGCATGTACGTTACCGGAACCAACGTCCCTAGCGAAACATATAACCCTGCAGTAGTTACTGCTGTAAACGCTAGCTCTATAACTATTTCCGTAAATATTGGTACCACCATCACTAGCGGAACTGCTCTTTCATTTAGCTGGCCTCCGACTACGTATGCTAACCTAGCATCAGTTACTGCCGTAGATTCAACTACCTCTAACGGAGTCACTACCTATGGAATCATTTGTGCTGCTAATGAGATTCCTGTTAAAAATACTTTTACTATCACCGCTATTGGCGGACTTCAATAAAGGAGAATAAATAAATGGCAACTTATCCAACTGGAACAAAAACTTACACCGATAAAACAGATGGTGTGGATACGGTATTAGCTGCTGATATTAACAGCGTTCAGGCTGAAATAACAGCAATTGAAACTGAATTAGGTACTAACCCTAGAACTACAGCGCTTCCATCAGGTGCGGGTACGTACAACGGCTCTCCGACATTTACAACAGTAGCAGATAGAATTAAAAACCTTGAAGCTGCAGTGTCTGGTGATGATACAGTCGGTACTCGTGTTGGTTATACTTTGCTATACAGCGGTAACTTTACATCAGCCCCGGGAGCTTTGTCGGTAAATGGGGTAGGATACTTTAAATTTGTAGTTGTTGTAAGAGTAACTACCCCTGGAAGTTCCGGTTCTATAACTGTAAACGTAAACAGCGCTACAACAGTTAAATATGGCTACTTTACTTACACTACTGGAGTTCCTACAGCTGGTGGCGGAAGTTTAGCTGGTGGAGCTTTTCCTATTAGTAATGGAGTTGCCCCAGCTGCAAATGACACTATAACTGCTGAAATTTTTAACGTAAATGGTACTGGAGCTAAAACAGCTACTTGGGTAAATGGTACCGGTTTTGGTTCAGGAATTGCTACGGCCGGTGGAACAGTTACTAACTCGATAAGCAGTATTACATTAGCAGCAGTTACAGCGTATCCTACATCAGCTACTTATTCAATCTATGGTGTTAAGTAATAGGTAAATAAATGACAGTATATGGTTCCAAGCCCTATGGAAGCTTTAAATACGGTGTAGCTTCTACCACTGATATAAGCATATACCCGTTTACTGCTCAGTCTTTAGACTATGGAACTATTAAGTTATCTTGGGTATATCCTACCGCAACTGCCGTTTTTACTAACTTTATAATAGTAAGAAATCCTTTAGGTTTTCCTATTACACCTGATGGCGGAGATTTAATCTATAAATCAGATAAGACTACTCTTACAACAGCCGGTCCCGGTAGCACAAGTTTATTAGGAACTACCGCGACTTTAACTGACATTGGTTCTTTTTATGACCCAATTACTGGTGCTGCTACCCCTACTTATACTGCCACAACCACTTCCGGTACGAATGGAAGTAATTTTATAACCCTTATATCTCTTAACTCAAATATAAAAGTTGGGCAGTCAGTAACCTATACTCCTTCGGGATACCTGACTGGAGCTAACTCTGGTAGCGGTATTGTCGGAGGAACTACCGTAACTGCTATTAATAATACTACTAAAACTTTGACGTTAAGTAATGCCGCAGCTATTCCAGAAAATACGGTTTTAAAGTTTACTCCTACCCGGTTAACTCCTGGAAAAGTTTACTACTATTCTGCATTTGTATTGTCTAATAGCTTCTGGGTTCGTGTAGGAACCGCCTTGGGCACAGCTGTTAAAAACTATAACACGGCTGATGTTATGTATAACTCATTGCCTCAAATCTATAAGAATGCATCATCTGTATACGATAACAATAGAAATAATGATTTATATAATTTCTTGAGAATTATCGGTATTGAGTATGATCTATTAAAAACAAAAATTGAAAATGCTAAAAATAGATACGATGTCTTAAACCTTAATGGAAAGCTACTTCCTGCACTTATGGACCAGATGGGGTTGTCTTATGAAAGCGGTCTTGGAGTTCAGCAAGGTAAAAGGTTAGTAAATAACGCTGACTACATCTACTTAAATAAAGGAACAAACCAGGGCTTAAAGCAATTTGTAAAATCTTTTACTGGGTATCCAGCAACAATTGCCCCTTTTACAAATCTTTTTCTAACTCTTGATTGTTCATCTTTTGAGGTATCAACTGGTTTTTGGGCGGCTAGAGGTACTGCAATTTTTATTGAAAAAACCACTGCGGCTATTGAGGGGGGAGCACCAACTCCTTACGCAGAAAGCAACTCCCCTACGAGCTACCCTAATAGTCAATTAGGTTATTTAAAAGCATCTGCAACCTCAGTAGCCACTGGGTCTAACTATATATTTAGATATGGCGTATCACCGGATACTCTGACTATTTCTACTTTTAGCTCAAATGATTCTACAGCAGGTTACTCTTACATCACACTAACTACCGATAAAGACCATGGATTAATTGTAGGAGATACCGTAGTAGTTCAAGGAATGACCCCTATTTACATAAATGGTGTTTGGGATATTATTGCTACCCCTGATTCTAGGTCTTTTACTTTTTATAACCCTTCTGCTACTACTAGTTTAACTATTTATGGCCCTGGTTCGGTAAATGCATATAACCCAGTACTTTATGGGATACCAGTTACTCCCGGAACAGCCTACACTTTTAGTATATATAGTAGCGCAAAAACTACTCTTAGAAGCATATCTGTTGGTGTCCTTTGGCATGACAAGTTGGGTAATTCAGTAGCAGGGACTACCGTATCTTCCGCTAATAACGCAGTAGCTGCTTGGACTAGAATAATTGATGCTAATAGAATTGCACCGGATTACGCTGTATATGCTGTTCCTTATGTAAGAATAAACTCCCCTGCAAATAGCGAGGTTCATTATTTTGATGCTGCGCAATTTGAAGCCTCGGCAACAGCAACTACTTATAAAGATTCTAGACGAGTGGACGTTTACTTAAACGCCCCTAGAGTTAATGAAATTATTAATCCTGGGTTTGAATTAGATACCGCTAACTGGTCAACTACAGGTACTAGCGCATTTGCCACAGATAGCACTGCTGGTAATGTGTACCCTACTATCGCGGTTGGTTTAGGCACAGCAGTTAGTGCAAATTCAGCTAAACTTACAGCTAATTCTACTTCTACAACGCTTACGCCAAGCAGTACAATTGCAGTTACTGCGGGTATTCCGTATGCAATTAGCGCTTATATTAAAGCTGCGGGAACTAACACCGCCACTATAACTGTTGTTTGGAAAAATGCTGGCGGAACCACTTTACAAACAGACACTAGTTCAACAGTTACACTATCTACGTCATTTACTAGGGTTTCACTTACCCCAGTGACAGGCAGTGCTACTCAAATGTATGCCCCGGCAACTGCGGCTACTGCAACTATTACGTTTACAATTACTGGTGCAAATGGCAATGTCTATTATGTCGATTCTATTTTGTTTGAGGCATCAGCATCTGTAAACCCTTATTTTGATGGCGGAACAGGCTACAACGTAACTGATGATTTAATTTGGGAGCAAAATGCGGCTGGAACTAAGGGAACAGCTAGTACAGGAAGAAGCCTTTACTATCCTAACAGACTAGTTACTCAAAGCCGTTTAAAGACCGTATTATCGGAATATTTACCAATTGGTACAAACTATGCGGCAGTTATTGGTAAAACTATTGCTTGACGCCATTTAGTTTTTGTGTATACTAATACTTCCGTCACTAGGAGGTAAACATGAGACGAGTAACCATAGCGGTTATAGGTAACGCAAAAACAACACGAGCCAATGTAGAGGCTCTGATTAGCGATGTAGTAGATTCAGTTGATGAAGCTATCATCGCCACAGTATACGACCAGACCCAATCTGATGGGATTATCTGGGCTGAACAATGGGCTGCCGACAAAGGCATTCCAGTACTCCAATACTCTGATAATAACTATGATGCGCTATTTGCAGAAAATGCAAAAGAAGACATTAAGTTCTTTATGCTTTGGAGCGACGAAGACACGGAATGTCAATTAGCGGCATCTAAGGCACAAGAGGCTAAGGTTTTAGCATACGACCTTACTGATGGTCTAATCCTTATCCCACTAAACTCCGAACCAATAGTACGCCCAGTAGCCGCCGTAATACCTGAAGCGGAAACAGTACCGCCTACTATCATTGCCCCTACGATTGAAGTGCAGACTGATGTCGAGGACTTTGAAGAAGTAGAAGACACTATCGACTATGATAGCGAGTACGACCTAGAAGAAAATCTAGTTGTACTAGTATCTGAGATGGGTAAGATTTTTGCCCGCTCATTTGCTAAAGAATTTAAGCGCATCATTAAGGAGTAGCATGTCTATAAACCTTAGTAGGCAGGCACAGGACTGCTTGGCTTTCCTATACCTAAATCCTACAATTACAATAAATCACCGTACCCTAATGGAATACAAAAGCTTAAGCAGACGTAAAAGCTTATCTGTACTGCAGGAACTACGAGACGCAAATTGCATCAAAATGACCCGCCTAGTTGGTGGCGGAACTAAAACTAAAGTGGTAATGTCAGACGTGACCAAAATGGTATTGTCTGGATACAACCATATAGCAGTACAGCTAGTAAGCAGTATTTCTAATAGCAGTACAGCTAGTACTACTAATATAGCTACAAATAAATTCCTCGACGAGGTCGAGGGGAAGGAAAAACAAGTGGGTTATGAGTTCTTTGAAAAGACTTCGTCTCCGGATAACGATGAGCTGGCTGACCGCGCAAAGCACGCGGCTAAAAAGAAAGCTGAGTACGCTGATGTTAGGGAAGCAAAGGCGCAGCGTCGTAAAGACCTGCACCGCTCAAAGATTGCTCCGTCAGATTGGACGTGCAAAGACGTTGCATACGAATTTGGAGACCGCATGGCCGACATCTGGTCCATCAAACCATTCAGTGTTACTCAGTCCCGGTTTGTACAGGCACTCTCGGTATTCCGGAAACAACATGATACGAACGGTGAAGTTGAGCTCAAACTTATCGAGTTATTCTTCAATACCCTCAAATCCGAGAAATACACAGATGGAAACCACCTTTGGCGAGCTTTCCTCTACAGAGCCCCCAGTTTGCTAACCCAGGCTCGTGAGAGTATTATCACGGTAGAGCAGATGGAAACTAACATCATTCGTGACCAAGAACTAACCAGCCGTAAGCTTGCTCTGCTAGACGAGGATGAAAATGTATAAACCAAACGATTTGCCGGCCCGTAGACGGACTTGGGTAAAGATTGCTAGTATTCCCCCAGCCAAGCTTGGATGGACCCTTGAGGACTGTTCTGACGTCTCTGCGGATGTAATGACGGCTGTCACTAAGTGGGTTTCTGCAGTCAATTCCGATAGGGTCATCAGAGCCGAGGGAAAGCAGACTTGCGGGCTTGGCCTAATGTTGTACGGTCTTCCAGGTCGCGGCAAGACTACTATGGCTAATACCCTGATTCAGGAAATCTTGCGTAAAGCCGGTCCTGAGACTCTAGGTATGACCCCAGGTAAAACAGTTTCTCGCCCAGCCTATTTCATCACTTACAACGCATTGCTTGACCTTAAGGGAGCAATCATAGATGAGCATGACAATGATGACGAGTTGCTTTACAACGGTATTCTTGGCGAGGCTTATGATGACGCTTACAACGTTCGAGTTCTAGTCCTAGATGACGTAGGAAAAGAACACGCAAGCGCATCTGGTTGGCAGAAGAATATGCTTCATCACGTTCTTCGCACCAGATTTAACAATGGGTTGCCTACAATAGTAACTACTAACATCAAGATGGACGACTGGGAGGCTCACTACGGGTCTGCTACGCAGTCATTTGTTCACGAAGCTTTTATCTACGTGAACATGGATTCATCGTCTGATTTGAGGAAATAATGACTGATAAAAGACTATTGCAGGTTTTTTTAACAAATCTTTCAGACCGAGCAGATAGCCCTGGTCCAGGAATATTTGAGGTAAGCAGCGATAAGAATAAAAACTTAATTTGCACTTGCCCTGGGTTTGCATCAAAAAATAGTTGTAAGCATACTGCGTTAATTGAAAGTAGAATCGAAAGAAATAACGGCGTTTATCAGTTTGACTTTTCCAGTAAAGTAACTAAAGAAGAATTAGCTACCGCCATGCTTTCAGAACAAACTTTTAGAGAGCTTGTTCTAAAGCACGGCAAGGTTGAGGTTTACTAATGCAGGGTAATGATATTAGCAATTCTTTGCCACAGCGGGTTATAGTAACTGCTGATGTTATTACCGATGTTTACGAAGACAATAAAAAAGTTCTAGGATTTATACCAGTTAAAAATAAACGTAAGGAATACAACAGAATGGTCCTTAGCCATCTGTATATGACTTCACTTAAACGCGGTATTACAATGGAGCTTATTAGCTTTACCCACTCTGAAGATGAGATGGTAGAGTTAATGCTTCATTTAGACAAAGTTGGAACGAACCCGTTTCGCTACGGCTCGTCTTACAAATCGGTTGAGAAGTTAGTTAAAGAACTACCTTATCGACCAGAGGTTATCGGTGTAATTGATATCCCATCGCGACTACTTCGGTATGGTCGATGGGGGATGGACTTTCCTTCATTATGAGTACAGAAACAAAACTAATTGGTGCGGCCATTCGTGT